GATATGGGTCAACATATTAGAGAATCATTGATTCAAATCGCAGAAAAAATGTACAACGAAACATTTGGAGGTAACAATGAGCAAGATTAAACAAGACAAAATACCATTGACATTAACAGAAGATAATGTTTTAGAGGTTCTCGGCTACAAGTATAAACTGGTTAGAGAAAGAGATAATCTACTTAATTTTGGTGATAAAGTTGGATGGATTGAATGGGCTGAAGATGGTACCTTTAAAGAACTACATGATGAACCTGCAGTAGGTAGGTCGCTTATTCTAGATCCTCAAAGAATGTCTTATACCTGGCTGACTACTACTGTTACAGAGATTTTGGAACAGAAAGAAAACTATATTAAGTTTGCAACAACAAACAGCATTTACGAATTGTATAAAAATCAAGACACAAAATGAAAATCTGGAAAGATATAGTCGGTTATGAAGGCATTTACAAGATCTCTGAGGACGGAGAAGTTCAAAATGTGAAAAAAAATAAACTCTTAAAATGTTATTCCAATGTATACGGTTATACTGTGGTTGGTCTATCTAAGGAAGGGACTTTTAAACATTATTTTGTCCACAGATTAGTTGCACTAGCATTTATACCAAACCCACTGGGTAAGAAAGAAGTAAACCACATAAACGGAGTTAAACAAGATAACAATATAAGCAATCTTGAGTGGTGTACACGTTCAGAAAACAATAAACACTGCTGGGATATGGGTTTAAATAGAAGTACAGAAAAACAAAAAGAAGCTATGAGACTAACTGCTAAAAAACATAAATCTAAACCAGTAATAGACTTACAAACTGGAATCTTTTATACTTCCTTGATTGAAGCATGCAAGACAACCAACTGTGTGTACAAAAATGTGGTGTATAGAATGTCAACTGGCAGAAATCTTAGATTTAACTATTTATAATATTATGGCAAAACGATTAACTAGAGAACAAAAACGAGAAAAGGCAGTAGTAGATTTGATTAATCAGATGTTTATTATTGCAGGTCACGATGTTACATTCGATGATATCAAAGACCGCAAGGATCAATGGTGGGCCGAGTGGACCATGACTATTGCTCAATCAGAAGAGTGGAGAGAGTGGGGATCAGCCTACTTGCGCAAAACATTTAGAGTAAGCAAAGAACTAGCAGAAAGAGAAATGGCTATGGTTAACTTACAGTGGGGACTTAAATACTCAGATTTTAACAAATGAAAAACGAAGAATACCAAACCATCAAATTGATTCTGAAGGGATTGATTGAAGGACAAACCAAAGGGGAGTGGTCATACCTAGATGAGTTGTTTTATTCTCTGCCTGAGAAGATCGAAAGTGAGGCCTCACCCAAAAGATTTCAACCACCAACACTAGCAGAAATATCTGCCCACCTGAACGCAATGAATGTAATCAACCCTGAACAAGAAGCAGAAAAGTTTTGGAACTTCTATGAAGCAAAAGGATGGATGATTGGCAAGAACAAAATGAAAAGTTGGCAGCACGCAATCAAAACTTGGAAGTTTGCAACCAGAGGTAAAAGAGACTTTATTATATAAATATGGGATATCAATCCGAACTAACTAAAGCAGGCATCGACACTAAAGGACATTTTAGTGGGATGATAAAAACACAGTGTCCGTGGTGTGCACATACGAGAAAGAAATCCTCCGACCCATCGCTTTCCGTAAACATAGACGAAGGTCTATTCAAGTGCCACCACTGTCAAAAGAAAGGTTCAGTAGCTAGTGTAAAACAATACACAAAGCCCGAACCCAAAACCGAAGCACCCGATAGCAGAGTGACTAAATACTTCGAGTCCAGAGGTATCTCGCAGGAAACTGTGGATGCCTTTGGTGTCTCGATGTCTATTGAGTGGATGCCACAAGATGAGCAGAAACACAAGGTCATTTGCTTTAATTACTATGACGGAGACGAATTAGTAAATATAAAATTCAAAACTTCAGATAAGAAGTTCAAGATGGTTAGTGGAGCGAAAAAGATTCCATATAACTTAAACAGAATCAAAGATAGTGCTGAGATTATTATCTGCGAGGGTGAAGAAGAAGCAATGGTTTGGTATCAAGCAGGATATCCATTTGCTGTATCTTGTCCTAACGGAGCAAGCAAAGGAGTTAACAATTTACAATGGTTAGATGATACATACACTCATTTTGAAAACAAAAAGATTATTCTTGCGACTGACAATGACAGTCCTGGACAAAAACTCAAGGAGGACCTTGCGAGACGATTTGATCAATCAAATGTTTTTATAATTCAGTTTCCTGAAGATGCTAAGGATGCTAACGATGTACTGAAAGCATATGGAGTTGAAGCCATAAAGAAATTATATTCTGAGGCTCAACCCATTCCAATCAAGGAGATTGCTCGTACATCAGAGTACATCCAACAGGTAGTTGACTTCTCAAAATCTGGCTACCCAAGAGGTGAAACTGTTGCTATGACGCAGACAGACAAGCACTTAACTTGGAACAAGGGAGAACTTGTTGTTCTTACGGGTGTGCCAGGTTCAGGGAAGAGCACATGGTTGGACTATATGTACGCAAGATTGGCAATCATATCTGATTGGAAGTTTGCAATCTTCTCTCCTGAGAACGTAGCACCACTTAAACTATCTCGTATGGCTGAACAGATTGCAGGAAAAGCCTTGTCAACAATGCAACCCGATGAAATCAAGGTCATAATGAATAAGTTGGACAAGCATTTCTTCTTCTTTAATGTTGAGGAGATGGAAGAGTTTACCCTCAATCACATTCTTGACTTGACAATTACTATGATTAAGCGTTATGGTATTGATTGTCTTTGTATTGATCCGTTCAACTACATTGACACACAGAGCAAGGAAGAAAGCGCACACGAAAGAATTGGAGAGATGTTGAGGAAACTCAAAAAGACAGCCTTGAAATACAACATCAATATCACATTGGCTGCTCACCCTAGAAAGATGGAGAAGAGCAATGGTCAGTATGCTGTACCTAGATTGTATGACATCGCACAGAGTTCTCATTTCTTCAATGCTCCTGACGTAGGTATTGCTATTCACAGGGATTACACAGATCAAGCACAAGACCATACTGTATCACTTCACGTTCAGAAGATGAAGTATCACTTCAGAGGCCAGCTTGGTTCAGTAGATTATAATTTTGATAAATTAACAGGACGATACTCGGAAGATGGTAGATTTGAAAGACTACTTGATATCCTTTACTCACAAAGCTATTTAACATTCGATGAAAACGGTAATATATGATATTGAAACAATGAGAAACTTCTTCTCCTATACGGATATAGAAGAGGATTCTGAGACCCCAACCGTATTCACAATCTCTCCGTGGAACAACGATACTGACAAGTTGGTTGAGTACTTAGAACAACCTATGACAATGGTTGGATTCAACAACATAGGATTTGATGCTGTTGTTTTAGACCACATCATTGATAACCGACAGAGGTATAGCGAAATGCCTGGTCATAACGTAGCGTATTCAATCTACATATTTGTTCAGCAGTTCATCACAAAGGAAGATAACGAAAAGCCAAGAACTAAATTGAAGAATCAGCTTGACCTGTATCTGATCAACCACTACAATAACAAGGCTAGAAGAACATCACTGAAAGCGTTACAAGTTTCTATGGGATGGTACAATGTACAAGAAATGCCCATAAGTCACGAAGAAGAAATCACAGAAGACCAAGTTGAATCTGTACTTTCCTATAACCTGAATGACGTTTTATCTACGCGAAAATTCTACTTTCTATGTGCAGACAAAATTGAATTTAGAAAAGCCTTCTCAAAGATGTACAAATCAAACTTTCTAAACAAACCCGATGTTGCTATCGGAGAGGAAATATTTGTGCGATACATCAAAGCAGCAAGCGGACTCGATAAGAAAGCCTTGAAAGAAAGAGTTAAGTTTGATCCTGCTGTTTACTTGGAGGATTGTGTTATTCCATACATCAAGTTTCAGAACAGAGAATTTCAGGATTTGCTGGCCTCAATCAAAAGAACTGTAATTACAGAGGATACTAAATTCAAGCATACGGTTGTATTCAAAGGCTTTCATTTTCACTACGGAGTAGGAGGAATACATGGATGCATACCTGCTGGAAAATATGAATCAGATGATGAGTATGAGATTATTGACTTTGACGTAAAATCCTACTACCCGAACATCGCAATCACAAACAACTTTCACCCTAAGCACATTCCACAAGAAGTATTTATTGATACCTACAAGAAGATATTTGACGATAGGGTAGAAGCACAAGAAGCGGGAGACGATGTAGTACAGGCAGGTCTTAAACTCGCACTGAACGGAATCTTCGGTAAGACTGGAGAATCAACGAGTGCCTTCTTTGATAGGTATTACTTTTATAGAATCACAGTTAACGGGCAACTTCTATTGACAATGCTAGCAGAAGCATACATGACAAATGTCAAAAACGTGCAACTGTTACAAATCAACACGGACGGTTTGACAGTGAGAGTACATAAGAAAAGCATCGAAAGAATCAACGAAATCAACAGAAGATTTATGGCGTTGACGGGATTGATACTTGAAGATAGTAAATACAAACTTATGGTCATCAGAGATGTTAATAATTATCTTGCAGAATCAACAAGCGGAAAGGTAAAGAAGAAAGGGATATTTGAGACAGAAAAAGACTGGCATAAAGACAACTCCTATCTGATTGTAGCAAAGGCATTGGAGAAGTATTTCGTGAACAAAAAACCAATAAAAAGTACTATCTTTGAATCACGTAACATTTATGATTTTTTCGGAAGATATAAAGCGACTAGGGGTTGGCACGCAGAAGTGCACACGGTGCAAGAAGGCAACAAGGTTATCAAAAATCTTGGGAAGGTTATGCGCTTTCTTCCAACAACAACGGGCGACTCGGTTTTCAAACAAAATGTTGACGGACGACTCAATAGCCTTTTGGCAGGAGGATTTGCACAAGAATGCAACTACTTCCAAGAAAAAGAAAACTGGGAAGATTACCAAATAGATTACAACTTCTTCGGTATCGAGTGTAAAAAGATTATCGACGAGATTGAACCACAACAACTAACCTTATTTTAAACACATGAATATTGATAAATTAATCGAGTTGTCACACGCAACTGCAAAAGAAAAAGGCTTCTGGGATTCAGAACGCAACGTACCTGAACTTTTAATGTTGGTGGTCTCAGAACTATCTGAAGGACTAGAGGCATTACGCAAAGAACACAAGGTATCTCCTAACATCGCAGGAATACTCCACGATGCTTACCTAGAAGATCCATATCCAATGGATGCCGAAACCTTCAAGCACGAGTTTGAGGTCAATGTCAAGAACACATTCGAAGATGAGATTGCCGACACAGTAATCAGACTTTTTGACCTATGTGGTGGACTTGGCATAGATTTGGAAACACACATTCTCCTCAAGATCAATTATAATAAATTGAGAGGATACAAACACGGCAAAACATTCTAACATGGAACTAAATCACGAAATACTATCGGACATCGTTGTATGGAGCAAGTATGCTAAATACAACCAAACTCAACAAAGAAGAGAAACTTGGAATGAGATTATCGACCGCAACATCGACATGCACATTCGTAAGTTTCCCCAACTAGAACAAGAAATTAAAAATGCTTACAAATTTGTACGAAATAGAGAAATTCTTCCGTCAATGCGTTCTCTTCAATTTGCTGGTAAACCTATTGAAGTTAATAACGCTCGTCTTTTTAACTGCTCTTATCTTCACATTGACGACTATCGGGCATTTAATGAGACTATGTTCTTATTGCTTTCGGGTACTGGAGTCGGTTATAGCATCAGCCGTAATCACATTAGTAAATTACCTGCCATTGCCAAGCCGAAGAAACAGAGAAGGTTCTTAATCCCCGATAACATCGAAGGATGGGCCGATGCCGTAAAGGTATTGATGAAGTCGTATTTCGGTCTCAGCACTTGGAAACCAAACTTTGACTTCCGTGCTATCCGTGCAAAGGGAGAGAGATTGATTACAAGCGGTGGGGTTGCTCCAGGACCAGAGCCTTTGAGAATTTGTTTATTGCAAATTGAATCTATTCTTGAGCGTAAACAAGACGGAGAAAAGTTGACATCATTAGAGTGCCACGATATCCTATGTCATATTGCAAATGCAGTATTGGCTGGTGGTATCCGTAGATCCGCAATGATTGCTTTATTCGATTACGATGATGAAGATATGCTTACTTGCAAATTCGGTAAGTGGTATGAAACAAATCCTCAGCGTGGTCGTGCCAACAACAGTGCAAAGTTACTTCGTGGTACAATCAACAAGAGTCAATTCTTGGACTTGTGGAAGAAAGTTGAAGCAAGTAATTCAGGCGAACCTGGCTTCTTCTTTACGAATGATTTGGAACTCGGAACGAATCCTTGCGCTGAGATTAGCTTGAACTCATTCCAATTCTGTAATTTGGTGGAGATTAATGCTTCTGACTTGAAAGATCAGTATGATTTCGAACAGAGAACAGCGGCTGCTGCCTTTATTGGAACATTGCAAGCATCTTACACTGATTTTCATTATCTGAGACCCGAATGGAAAGAAGTAACTGAAAGAGAGGCTTTATTGGGAATCGGTATGACTGGTGTTGCATCGGGCGCAGTTCTTAATTTGGATATGCCTGAGGCTGCTGAAGTTGCTTACAGAGTCAATAGAGTTACTGCCGATGAGATTGGAATCAATCCTTCTGCTCGTATCACCACAATCAAGCCGTCAGGAACATCATCAATCGTTTTGGGATGCTCGTCTGGTGTTCACACTTGGCACTCAGATTACTACATCCGCAGAATGAAAGTAGGTAAGAGTGAGGCCCTTTACACCTACTTGTCAATCAACCACCCTGAGTTGCTAGAGGATAGTATTTACACTTCTGCTGAGGCATATGTATGTGTTCCAATCGCTGCTCCTAAAGGTTCGATTACTCGTCACTCTGAGAGCGCAATTCAGTTCTTGGAAAGGGTGAAGTTGCTCCACGAGAAATGGATTAAACCTGGGCACGTCTATGGTGAGAATACACACAACGTTTCGGCTAGTGTGACTATGAAACCAAGCGAGTGGGGAATCGTTGGAGAATGGTTGTGGGAGAATCAGAATCACTACAACGGTCTGTCATTCGTGCCTGAAGATTTGGGCTCATACAAACAGACTCCATTCGAGGATACTGACGAGGCTACCTACCTAGAAATGTCAAAGGGTTTGAGTAAAATCAATGTCGCAAATATTGTAGAAATTAACGACAATACAAATTTGATGGGCGAAGCTGCTTGTGCAGGTGGTGCTTGCGAAATTGTATAATTGTTATTATATTTGTACTGTTTCATATTTTATTAATTAGGGGTTTAGGGGGTGGCTACGGCTGCCCCTTTTACTTTTAAGTTCAAAACAGATTGACTATAATAAACCTATAGGTTTAAATCTTATATTTGCACTATGAAAAAAGCAATATTATTTATCGTAATTATGATTACGTTAATTTCGTGTGGAACTCCAAAGCAGAGGTATGACAAACTGATACGCAAATATCCGCATTTAGTCGAGACTGATACGGTAATCGTAAAAGACACAATCATTAAAGAAACTAAAGTTCCTGTACCAGAATACAGAGATTCTTTTATCATCGAACACGACACAATCATTGAAACCAAGAAGTTAATTATCGAAAGGAAGGGCAACTTCTTTGGTGTTACAGTTAAGCCCGACACTATAACTTTCAGAGACACAATACCTTACGAAGTAAAAGTACCAGGAAGAGTTGCCTACATCGACAAAATCAACTGGTGGTATTTGGTTATTTCGTTTTTAATTGGTATTATTGCAACCATATTCTTAAAGAAATGAAATCAACAAAGCAAGATATAGTACTAAGCTATATCGCTCAATTCCCTGATTTGCCAAACAAGACGTTGGCTAGTTTAATTTTTACAAAAGAAGAAGGTCTATTCGTTGACGTAGAAAGCGCAAGAGGAATGGTTAGATACTACAAAGGAGCAATGGGAGAAACACATAGAAAATCTGCTGAATCTTCTGGACATAAAACGTTAACCAACCACTCGTCAGTAAAAGAAGGATTAGCCAAATTGAATATTGTTTCAAAGGCTGAAAACATGGAGCCTGTTAATTTGGGAAAAGGTAAGTATCTTATCCTATCTGACATCCATTTACCCTTTCATGACGAAGATGCACTTGCTGCTGCATTAGAGTACGGAGTATCTCACGAAGTAGATACGATTATTCTTAATGGCGATATCTTGGATTGTTATGATGTATCTCGTTTCTCTAAGGAGATTCGGAGGCCCAAGATTTCAGAAGAATTGGAAATGGGTAGAAACTTCTTCAAGTACTTGAGAGAGTTGTTCCCAACACAAGCCATCTTCTACAAGATCGGAAACCACGAAGAAAGAATGCGAGCCTATGTTTTGAGAAATGCTCGTGAATTGGCAGACTTGAACGACATCAGTTTGGAATCATTGTTGCGGTTAGACGAATACAGAATTATTCCTGTCAACAGAGAAATGATTAACTTGGGTAAACTGACAGTATTACACGGTCACGAATTGGGAGAATCGGTATTCTCACCCGTAAACCCTGCTCGCGGTATGTTCTTGAAAGCTAAGGCTTCTACTATCGTAGGTCACTATCATCAAGTTTCTCATCACTCTGAAAGTAATTTGCGTGGAGAACAAGTTGGTGTTTGGTCAATGGGTTGCTTGTGTAACTTAAGTCCTGACTATCGTCCATACGCATTCACAAAATGGGCCAATGGATTTGCTTACGTTACAGTTCACGAAGACCTTACCTTCCACGTTGAGAACTTCAAAATCATTAACGGACAAATTTTATGACGAAAGATAACATTAACCCATCACACTATAAGCAGGGAAAAATCGAGTGCATTGATGCGCTTGAATCAGCAACAATCAACAAGAAAGGATTGGATGCGATTTGTACTGCAAACATCATTAAATACATTTGGCGTTGCGAGGAAAAGGGTGGAGTTGAGGATATGAAGAAAGCAATGTGGTATCTACAAAAGATGATTGACCACAATACAGAAAAGGAAGAATTCGTTCATCCGAACGCTGTGTATGCTGGTGAAACCAAAAACCTTTGGTCTAAACTTTAAGTTATGAAACTCTACGTCTATTGGACATACACAAGACCCGAAGACAGACTAGTTGCTTCTGAGGTGTTGGAGTATGCTCGTAAGAAACCAAAACTTGATACTCCTACTTATCATGTAGGGGGATTAGGACACAAGGAAGATTTGTTTACTCACTTCCTAGATAGAGAAGGAAAGATTCATGCTCTGAAACCCCAGACTGAAATTCACCTAGCAATACACGGAGGAGTAAATGGAGATTACAAATATGTAAGTAATCCCTCAGTAGCACAATTACACGCACTTGCTAACTTATTTAAGATTATGAAATCCCTGAAGTGGGAAATCATCGAAGGAGATATGTTAGAATTTGATTTAGAATTTTGGAAAACAGCAATAAACTTATGGCGAATATAAATAAAGAAGTAAAAGAACTCGAAAAGCTTTTCGGATGGTGGGAATTCTATGAACAGACTCAAAACGAAGAGTCTAAGAACAAGGCTCAGAAGCAGATAGAAGCCCAAAAGAAAAAGATAAAAGCTATCAAAGATGGAAAAACTTCAAAAGTTCCTAAAGGAAAATAAAATATCTGAAGCTGATGCCATTGAGAGGATTAGTTTACAGGACACAGATCCTGCTAAAGATTTCTATTCTACACTGGTATCGGCTTCAAAACAGTTAATGGATGCCGTAAAGAACAAGACATTAAACTTGGATGATGACTACCAAAAGGGATTGTTTCAGTTGTTACAAGCAGGAGACAAAATCAATAAGTCATTGAAATTAGCTAAGTTAGAAGCCTATCCTGAAGAAGATATCATTGACGATACGGTTTCATTCTTAGACAGAACGATTGGAAAGAAAAGATGACAAAAGCAGCAAGATTTGAATACGATTTATGGGCAGCAAAGAACGCTCTTAATCCACATGCCACTAAGAAAGAGAAAGATATTTGGTGGGGAAATGAAAGAGAGTATTGGATTGATGGTAGAGATGGTCTGACTGGTATTCATTATTTTGCTCTTACCCAGTGCTTTATCAAGGATGCTCGTGGATTCAGAAAGCGTCCTATTTGGAGAGATGTAGATGAACTGATCTATGAGGCATATGAAGAAGCACGTAGAACGAATCACGATTTGTTTGTAAGTAAACGTCGTGAGATTGGTCTTTCGTTGATATTCGGTGGAGTTGCACCAATGTGGATTGCATTGACAAACCCAGGTTCAACTTCACTGATTACCAGCGCAGATAAAACTCGTCTTGAGAACTTATACAAGGAAAAGACACGTGTAATTTACGATAACCTTGACCCTTATGTAAAACCAAGCGTTATCTCAACTCGTCAGGTTGGTTATCTTCACATGGGAGTAAAAGACCAAAAGACAGGTGAGATTAGTGGATTGGATTCACAGATTGTAACTCGTGAAACAGTTGACACTCCAACTGCACTTGAGGCGTATCGTGCGATGCATTGTTTTCTTGACGAGGCGTTTCTTCATCCTAAAGCAGACCAAGTATACAAGTCAGCACAGGCGAGCGTTAAATCTGGTTTCGTTAAGGTTGCGCCCATTGTAATTGGTGGTAGTGCGGGTGAATCTACATCTATCGGACAGAAACTTGCAAACAATCTTTGGAAGAACGCTGAGAATCTTAACTTGCTTACTGTATTTCTTCCTGGAAACATGGGAATTATGGAAGCACCAGAGATTGACGGAGACGGTAGAGAGACAGGAAAGATTCTTAACTTCTGTCCTAATGGCTATTCTGATATTGAGGGAGCAACAGAGTGGATTAATAAGACTCGTGAGAAGTTAGATAAAATTGAGGATAAGTCATTCTTGAACTCATTCATTAAGCAGTATCCGTTGGATATCAATGAGGTGTTCTCTTCTACGTCTCATGGTGCATTGCCTGTTGATGTTATTCATAAGTTGAATCAGCAGGAAAGGATTATTTTGTCTGAGCCCCCACCGATTGAAAAGTGTATGATTTACAAGGACATCAACGGTGAATTACAAGTAAAGCCAGACAAAGAAGGAAAGTTTACTCTTCTAGAAAGATACAATCCCAACCACAAGTATATTGCGGGGATGGACCCGATTCCATTTATTTCGTCTAAACTAGGAGATGGTTCTGATAACTGCATAGCAATCAAGAACTTAGACACAAATACATACGTTGGATTCTACAAAGAAAGAGCAGCCGATCCAGATTTGATTATGACCAACAACATCAACCTACAAGATTACTTCGGTGGAGCAAAGGTTATGATTGAGATTAACCGAGGTGGTGTTATCTTGGATACATACAGAACAAACAATCGTCAAGATTTGTTGGCTCCGTCACCAAGAAACTTAGGAAAAACATTCTTGAGTAAAGACAGACCTTATGGTTGGTATAAGAATGACCACACTGCAGAAAGAGCCAACGCTTATTTGATTGATTATCTTCGTAAGAATTTTGAGTCAGTTTATTTGATTCAGATGATTGAAGAAGCAAAGGTCTACATTACTGAGAATACGGATTTGTTGGATGCTGTGGTTGGTTGTGAAATCTATCACAAAGATCTGATGGAGAAACTCAAGAAGAAAGTTGATGCTGCACCTCAGAAGAAAACCATTCCAATGATTGTATATCAGAATGGAAAGGCAATGAAAGTCTGGAGAGAGGTTACTTTTTAGTAGACTTACCGTTAGATCCCTGACGGGCACGGTTGGTACTTTTCTTTTCTAATACCATCTTTCCATCCTTCTTGTGAGAGAGGTCTACACCCTTAGTTGCTCTCTTACCATAAATACCCCTTTTGCGGGCCTCTGCGTTAAGTTCTTGACGATATGCTACCTTGCCCTTCTGATATTCCTTATCGTAGCTGTAATCGCGTCCTGTGGCTTTATTTGAAGATGGTCTTTTATTCTTCCCTACGATTTTGTTTTTCATCTCTCTTTTCTATTATTTCCCCTAAAATATATGATATTCCTACTGTAAAGGTAACGAATAAAACACCAAATAGGAAACCTTCCGTCATTTTTTCTTTACGTTAGTAACTCGTTTACCCATTCCAACCCTTGACTTCTCAGCTTTCTTTGCTGCGAGTTTCGATGGGCTCAGTTCTGATTTAGTTACTGGAGTTTTAGAACTTACTCTTTTCGAAGGACGACAATATTCATTCTTTCCTCCTGCACCACATGCTTTACCGCTCTTGGTGTCTACCCACTTCTCTGCACCCCATCTCTTTAGATCTGAGCCCGCCTTTGTCTTTTTTACTTGACCCTTTGACTTTCTACACTTTGCAATTGCTTGAGATGCCCTAGCTGAAGGGAACACATCGTATTGTGCTTTGACTTTTGAGTAACAAGCGTCTTTCATTATCCTTGACGGTTATAGGGTTTTGTACTCTTGTGCTTATTCTTGTGTTTAGTGTGCCTACGAAGTTTAACTCGTGGTTTTGCTCTAAACGTAGATGCGTTACTTTTTACTTTGGTTGCCATAAGTATAATCTAAACCATTCAAAATCTTCTTTACCGCCTTCTTCTACGTAATTCAGATACGCTTCGTAGATAGGACCTCCGAAAGATACTTCTTGGAACGAAGTGTCTACTCCGCTACCAATCATCTTAACGGCATAAAACTCAACCTTCTCCTCCATCTTCTGCATCACCTCCTGTACTTTTTCAACCTTTGCTTCTGCAACAACAACAGCTTCTTTCAGTTCTTCTTTCTCTTCAACCTTTGCCTCAACCATCTTCTCGCTTACCTCGTGAGCAGCCTTGGTTGCTTGACCTACTGCTTTGGTGTTCTGTTGAATCTTCTTCAGCAAAGCATCCATCTCATTGATTGGTGCTGGCTCTACTGCCCAACTCGCAGTGAAGATGTAACCACCCATAAACAAGATTACAAAAATCCAAAGGAGTTTTTTCATAACTTCTTCATTGAATTGATGATACGTAGTTCCGTTATCGCTGCGGATAAGGCAGAGTCTGCGGTTTTCAATGCACGATACGCTTGCTTTTGTTCTGCACGAAGCACCGCCATTTCTTTTCTACACTCATCAATTTGCTCTTGATTGTTCGCACGCAGGTCAAAATACAAATAGCTAACAGCCAGAAGCATACAAAAAGCCACGGCAGCAACAGGGTTCTTTTGAAATTGTTCAAAATTGACAGGAAGGGTTTTAGGAGTTGCCATTATTTTTTCTTTTTCATTGCTGACTTCATTCCTGCTTTAGCTCCAGCAGACGCAAACTTGGAAAGCATCTTCTCTTTGGCTTCAACTTTCTTACCCTCTTTCTTCTCGTGCTTCATCTCGGCCTTTTTAGAAGTATACTTCTCCATACCTCCGTACTCAGAAATCTTCTTACCTACGGCTTTTTTTATTGGTTTTTTCATTTCTTAGTTGATTTCATCATTGGTTTCTTTTTCACCATACCCTTTGATGATGTGGCAGATCCCTTAGAGGCTCTTGGTTTGCAAGTACCCTTGTTACCACCGTTCATAGCAGTTACTGGGCATACGTTCTGCATTGCAGCTGCTGACACGCCTTTGCCTGTGCCTGCACCAGGACCAGAAGGCCCAATTACCGCATTCTGCTGTAACTTAGCGTTACGCTTACGCATCTGTGCATCATTTACTGGACGAGAAGCAATGTCCTTGCGGTGACTGTCGATGATCTTGTTCACCTCACGCTTGGTTTTGTTCTTGAACGTATTTGGAGACAAGGTCTCACGGATTTGCTCACGAGCAACACGCTTGCGTCTGTCGAGCATCTCTCCAGTCTCGTTGATAACACGTCCAGTACTATTGCGGTCAGCAATACGCTTTGTGCGCTCTGCACGTCGTGCACTCACACGTGCCTGACGGTTCTCTGCGTTGCTAGCGTTTACGTTTCTATCCTCATAGCGAGTTGTAAAGTCACGAGTGATAACTCTGGCCTCCTGCTTAGCAAGAGTACCTGCCTTTTTCAGCTTGGCACCACCGATTGCCTTGGCTCTTGTCTTGACGGCTCTTATCTTTTCTTTAATGTTTGGCATCTTATGGTTTTCTTTTTGTTGGGATGTAAGACTTACCAGTCAAACGACGCTTGGTGTTGATCATGTCAGCAGCTGCACCAATAGCGGCAGCTCCCATACCAGCAACTTTTGTCATTGTGGACTTTCGTTTCTGCTTCTTGGCGACTTCGGTGCCAGATGCTGTCATCGGAACTTTTGGAGCAGCCTTCTTGGCTACTTTTTTGGTAACTGGTCCAATTGTAGGTTTTTTTGGTTTCATCATTTTTTCATTTTTACAAAGGTCTTGGGAGCACCTTTAGGTTTAAGATTTTCAGCACCAGCAGCCTTACCTTTAATTTTATTATAGGCAACCATACTGTCTTGATAAGATCTTGTGGGGGCAGGACGACTATAAACAGGTGTTCCTGCTGGGGGAGTTCCTGTGGTTTCTGCAATTCTCTTTTGCATACCAGTGTAGTCTAGTTTATTATTCTTTTTCATTTCTTTGGTTTGTTCTTTGATACTTTAACCTTACCGCTTGTTTTGGTAGGTTTTGAGTTGTTGTGTTCTAGCTTTTTAGCTACAAAGTTACAGTTATACATATTAACTTCCTTTTTTCCATTTCTTACTTGGAGAAGCAGTTTTGCTTGGACTCCACTTTACTTTATCGGACCAATAGGCGGCAGACATCTTACCCTTTGAAATATTCTTAGCGTGGCGAGATTCAAATGCTTTTCTTTGACCTACTGTTTGATTAGTCTTTACCCCTTGTTGTCCGAATCGAATTGTTTTAATTTTGTCACCTTCTTTGGCAACAACAATGTGACTCTTCTTGGGATGAGAAGGAGTAGCCTTAGGTTTGTTGTAACCTGAGACCCCAGCTTTGACTAATCTATTATCCTTCTTGAGAGGCATCGGTTTTCTTGAAAATCTTATTGGCTGCTCCGAGACCCAATGCACCAAATGCAAGAGCAGTTACACACTCTACCAAAATAGAAGCAGGTGCAACGTGTTCTTCAGAAAAAGAGTTGTGATACATAGTAACACACAAAGCAATGGCACACAAAATACCTACGAAGCGGTTGGATGAAAATTTACCATGCTCGTCTTTGAATATCTCGAAGAATTTCATATTATATCAAAGATAATAAATAAAAACAAAAAAGGCAACCTTTTGGGCTGCCTCTCCTGTGTAATGATTTGTTATTGTTATGCTTGTGCTTCAGTCCAAGACAAACGACCAAATACGTTAGAAGTACCAGTGGTCAAAGCCTGTACCACAATGGTAAGAATATCTGGACCATCGGGGTAGAACTGAGTATTCACAGTGGTTGTTCCTCCACCCAAGATTGAGTTACCCAAGTCACGAGTTTTACTCAAATCGTAAGTAGATGTACCGAAGGTAGTACCGCCAGAGTTTACATAGAAACCACCGACAGTTTCACCACCTGCTACAGTACGACCTGCACCGTGAAAACATACTTGAGCAAGAGAAGAACCTCCCACGTTTGTCCAAGTATCGGCAGCACTAATCTGACCGTTAAGAACCAACGTTACAAGATAGTTACCTTGAGCGTAGATACCAATTGATTGCAATGACAACTGCATTCGGTTGATAATCTCACGAACACCGAAGGCACCAGTCAAACCAGAACTTACTGAAGGAGCAAGACGAATTGACATCAAAGCAAACCTGTTACCAGCAGTAGGAACTGACAACGCAGTAGTAGAACCTGTAGTAAACAAGAACTGCTTATCTTCATCGAAACGACCATCCATAATTACTGAAGAACCCCAGTGTGAAATGATTGGAGCAGCAGTAGGACCACCAAACTCAACCGAGATAGGGGCGTTGGCGTTGAAAGTAAATGTCTGCGCTGTGGTTGCTCCCATTGGTGAGAAAATAACACCAGTTGGGTTGGCTGTGATTGCAGCGTTACTAAAGATAACCGAAGTACCTGATACAAATGCAAGATATGTTCCATCGGGGAAAGCGGTAGAAATTACACGCATACCTACTTGCAAGTTGGTAGAAGATATAACTGTACCCGAAACAGAACCAGCGGCAATAGTAACGGCAATACCAGCAGTTTCACCACCTCTAGCACGAGTCAAACCAGTCAAAGTTGTTCCAGTTTTTCCTGTGTAGTTAACATATTCAATTGTTGCACCGTTGCTGATTCTGGCAATACCTGAGGTTGGGAAATATGTAGCATCTAAAACGTTAATTGTAATATCTCCAGGATTGATTGTAGAAGTAATACGAGTTGATGCAGGAATAGTACTTGTTTCATAACGAGTAGGTAAGTTACCTGTTCTCATGTATGCCTCAAGGTTTACGTTGTTGTTGGCTAATTTGTGGCAGTAAGTCACTTGGCCGTTGGTACCACGGAATCCCCAACGAATTGCACCTGCACCATACCAAGAATAGTCGATGTAGAACATTTGCATCTTAGACAAATCCAAGTTAAAACCAGATGGGTTAGTTGCACCACCAGCACCATTCATTCTATCAATGTTCCAAGCAGACTGAGGAATTTTAGTATCTACAGTTTTGGTTACAAAAGCAAAAGAAGGAGCAGTAATAGATGGACCTCTGTAAGAAGGGTTAATTACAAATTGAGTATCGCTGATAATTCGCTCTACCTTGTAAGATTGCCCTTTGATTACAACCATGTCTCCAGGTAGCAACTGAGTTGAGAATTCTGAACCCGTACCTGTTACTACGTTAGTGTTGTTTGCAACGGTAATAGAGCCAGAGATTTGATAAGTAGATGCTCTGCGAACAGCGTACAAGTTAGTTCCGTCAAATTCAAAGAACAATCCGTTCTGATCGTCAAACATACCCAAACGAACGTGTGAGCCTACCCAAGCATTTACATAAACTTGATATTGACCTGAGGCCGAGGCAGCAGATGGTGTAGAAAGAGCAACGTATTGGAATTGAGTTGGGTTGATTACAGCGGTTACGTTAAATGTACCATTGTATGCAGTTTCGTTACAACCAGATACTACAATCTGAGCCCCATACTGAAGGTTGTGTGCCTCTTTAGTATTTACGGTTACGGTGGTTCCAACAGAAGTAATCAAGTCGGGGTTGAAAGATGGCTTCAAGATAGAACCTGTAGACATCTGAATACCTTTACCAGACTGGTAACGGAAGTATTTACGAGTTTGACGAATCAACTGCTCGTTGGCAGATTGTGCGTTAGATGAGAATTTAACACCACCGTCAAATGCTCTGTGCAATGCAGCACCTTGAGGACGATTGTAAATCAAACCACCCGTAGGGTTAGCAGCAACTGCGGTTGTTGTGTAGTATATGAATTGGGTATCAGAAACAATTCGAGCAACAGTCCAAGCGCCATTTGCGTTTGCTTGAGAAGAACCGCTTACTACGATTTCGTTACCGATTGACAATCCGTGAGGAACTGTTGTGGTTACAGGAACAGCCAAACCAGCAGTCCAAGCAAAAGTAGGAGCACCTCCGATAGCAGCACCGGTAAAGATTTGACCTTGATAAACGGTTGTTACGTTTGCGTTCAAGATAGAACCTGTGGTTGGAGCAGCGTATTGTGCGGTGTAGGTAAAGGTAGTACCTGTGCTGTTTGCGGTGAACAAACCATTAGCACCTTCCCAAGTTGCGTCTTGTACAAACACAGGAGTACCAGCGGCAACCGATACTGCGGTTGTTACACTTACGACACGTGAGTTGGCCGTACTAGAGATTGCCGTAACAATCAAAGGAGTTTGTACGTTGTAGGTTGCATATGGTCTGCGGTTAGTCATATTGATGGTTTCCCACTTTGTAGGCTGAGTGCCATATTCAAAGTCGGTATCAATCATTGACTGGGGTTGAGAAACACGGAAACGATCTACTGGATCGGTAAGGTTTTCTGAGGCCCGAATCGGAAGACCAAATTGTAAATCGCCACCGAGGGTCTGGCGCATGGTTGCTGTGGACAAAGTCGCTGCACTTACCGCAACACTCTGTCCTTCTATGCCAACCCTCAATCGTTTTCCTCCCGTAGGTAGGGGATTACTCTCTAAAAGGGGGGCGTTTTCTCTGGTATCTAAATTAGCCATACATCAAAGATAGCGAATAAAAACAAAAAAGGCAACCTTTTGGGCTGCCTCTCTTGGATACGGGGGTCGTGTTTAGAAACATTCAAGAGCCTGAGCCTTAACCAAAATGGTCATGGTCTCGTTCTCCTTAATGAAGTTTTTAAGTACTTCAGTATCAGTAGGATCTAAGTCCAACTCTTCTCCGTTGTACATTTTACTTGCCCAATGCCAGAACTTGAGAGCATCTCCCTTTCCTGATTGAACTAGTGTTTGACCGACAATCTTGCCGATGTTTGTGTCTGCGATTTCCGTTCCATCCAGACCGAGTAAATTTTTGTTAAAGTTTATCATATAATTGTAAAGTTCAATTCGTTGCAGGCCCAAGTAGTAACATATGAATCGTCTGAGCCCCAATTATCGTAGGTGGCTTGGTCCATAGTTAAGTTGCCATCCATAAGTGCGGCACCTGGGGTTTTAGCTCCCTCTTCGTTTTCTACCTCTGACAAAATCTGCCAGTAAAAACTAACTGAGGTTGGATTCATCGGGAAGTTCAACGCAATGATGTTGAAATATTTTGCTGTTCCCTTAGTCGGTACTATTACATCTTCTATTTTGATCATATTACAAAGTTAAAAAACATTTGTGATAATACCACTATCCACTTGAATGTTCTGCTGACCTGGAGGATTAGTCATAATCACAATAGTACCTGTCCATCCGTTAACACCATTTACAGCGAATGCTTGACCATCAATAGTTCCGCTTACTTGTAATCTGTTGCCGTTGTCTGAAGTTGTGCCAATCAAGAAGTTACCTGTTGAGTCTACGAATCTGGCTCTCTCTGTGTTTCCTGTACCTAGTACAAAATCAGTAGATGAGAAAGTACCCACTAAGAACTTACCGCTTCCCCCTAAGTTAGCCATCAAAGATGCACTTCTTACAAGGGAGATTCCCATCTGAGACCCCGAAACTCCATCTCCAAATACACGATAAACCACGTTGTCATTTTGGTTGTTCATAGCAACCCAAGCAGCAGAAGCATTTGTACCAGTGGCAGTAATTCTTCCGAAGATATTGGCGTTGTTTGAGTCAATGATGTGCAACTTATCAGTAGGTGAAGTAGTGCCGATACCTACTCTGTTGTTGGACGCATCTACATACAAGGTGTCTGTGTCTACTGTAAAATTACTTTGAACTCTTGCTGTTCCGTTTACGTCTAAGCGGTACCCTGCATCGGTGAAAGTTCCTCCGTTTTGAAGAAGTAGATTTCCAGTAGTATTAAATAATGTAAGATAATTAGTAGCACTTGAACCAGAAATGTTAAAATTTTGATTCCATGCTACAAATCCATTTGTAGTTAGTTGTAAATCAGCACTATTACCTGCTGAACCTGAAAAGGTTAGTGAACTATATGACAAATGTACTCTTCCTGAGAACCGTGCTGCAAGATTTAAAACCCCTGTAAATGCACCAGCAGTAAAAGTTGGGGCGACATCCAAACCAACTAATACGTCATTATTTGCAGTAGCGACTAACGTAGGATTAAAGTAAACTCCTCTAGCAACAGCAGAGGTGGGTCTAACAGTTGTACTTACTTGCAAAGGAGCAATAGGAGTAGTCGTACCAATACCCATTCTAGGTACAGGGAATGCTCTGAATGCCCAACGGTCATTTGCTAAGACTGCACCTGTAATTTTGACTTGAACTCCATTACTTAAAGTTTGCCATCCACCCGTAATAGCAACACCTGTTCCCACAGGTGTACTACCAGATGCTCCATTACCCCAGTTAAAGGTAGTAGCACCTGCTTGAATAGTAACCCAATAGATAGTATTGTTAGCCCCTGTAAATCCTGTAACGTCTACGTTAAATACTCCAGTACCTGTACCGTTGTCTTTTATTAAGTTGTATGAAGTACTTGTGTAAGGGTCCCACTTAATTTGTGAGTTTGCTAGGGATTCAGGATTTGTTGTGTAGTAAGGAGTACTAGAAGGAAGTGAGAATGAACTCCAGAAGTTTGTATTTTGTCCTACAATTTGAGTAGTAAATGCAGCAAACTTAAATGGCTTCCATCCTGAAGAAGGATTTTGCCAGTCAGGCATTACAAAGTGGAATACATCGGGACCATCTGGGTTGTCTGCAAGGGCAAACTCAAACATCGTAGAGTCGTTTGCATACTCTACTACGTTAATTTGAGGACTATCAGTACTCTTATCAAAAATAATTGAAGAGTAATTTCCTACACCGTTGTTAGCAACTGTAATATTACCTGTACGAAGTTGCCCATTAGTATTAAGCAGTCCGTAGGCCGTATTATTTACAGAAGGCAAAGTTCCTGCATTAGTTGCAGCACCTGTATCTGTAAATGAAGTACTATTAGTCCCAAAGGTAACATAGTAAACAGTAGTTCCCCCAGAGTTAGTCCTATAAATACGATAACTGTAAGCACCTTGTACCAAAGGCCAAGACATACTTACGCTACTAGTCGAACCCGTAGTAGTTACAACAAGAGTGTTTGATGGAGTAGTCTCAACGTTCCAAAAATCTAAAGCAGTAATTCTATATGTATAAGTATTTGCTGGTAGTGTACCTCCTGTGGTTGAGTTTGTACCAAGTGTAGGGGCCGATGGTTGGCTGATTTGTCCAAAGTAAGTAGCAGTCCGTAGTTTTGTAATTCCATTAACATCTAGTGGATATAGAGGACTAGTTGTACCTATACCGACATTCCCTGCGGAAGTAAAAGTAACTTTTTCTCCTAGGGTTCCGAACATAAATCTTATACTACCATTGGCTGAACCTTTGTTAATCCACAAACTTTCATTTCCAAGAGCCCCACTAAGTCCTATACCAGAATCATTATTTATTCCTCCGTTATCTGCAAATTTTAATCTATATCCAGCTTCTGCGGTAGGCTCAGAATAGCCACTAACTATGTTGATTGGTCCACCGTTGACCTCTAATTTATATCCTGAGTTTGTAGTTGTACCTACTGCTAAGTTACCAGCAGGTATAGATGTGAAGGTTGTGGAAGAGTTTCCGATTACTGTGGTGTTTGAGCCAAGTCCTCTTGCATTGTAGCCAATAACAATTTGGTTAGCTTCACTATCCGCATTGGGTCTTGCATCATAGCCGATAAATATTGAATTAGAACTTAATGTATTTACTGACCCACTGGATATATAACGGCCTGCGTAATATCCTAAAGCAACGTTATTATTTGCTGCACCTAAACTAGCAAGTGCAGCATTTCCTATCGCAATATTACTACTATGGGAAGCCCCAGATTGTCCGCTTAATGCTCCACCGCCAACAGCAATGTTGTAAGAACCTGTAACATTGTAAAATATTGCACCTCGCCCAATTGCAATATTATCGGCACCTGTACTTGTCCACATTAAAGAGTAGGCACCCAAGACAGTATTACCATCGCCAGTAGTAACAAATCTACCTGCTTGAGTACCAACTAAAGTATTTTGAAACCCGTAAGTAATTGCATTACCTGCGTTGTAACCCACTAAAGTTGTTAGTCCTGCGGTAGTTACGCTTGCTCCTGCTCCAAAACCTATTGATGTAAGACCTGTTCCCAAAAGCATTGCTCTTGTCCCATCAATGGTAATCTGTCTGGATGTTGTATTCTCCCTGTAAGCAGCCCAGTCTCCTGTATTTGCTAGGGTACTGTCAGCGACTGTATCTACATAAGAAGTTGTCGTATTATCATTTATTGTGGTAAGTAACGCACCTCTATCTGAGGTTTGTCCTGCCCTTGTCCTGTAAATTCTTCTTCCTGTTACACGAGCATCTGTAGATGTGGGAATTCCTGTAATTGTAACTGTTTGAGTCCCAGAAACTATAATAATTCCTGTAACAAGTGCTACAGTTGTTTCTCCCAATGCAGTAACAAAACTAACAAAGTAGTAATGTTGTCCAACATCAATACTTCCACCAGTACTTGGAGTTAAAGTTAAAGTTCCCGTAGGAGCAGCAACTCGTGCAATGTTAAAAGCTCCTTGTGCAGATATAGTACTTGTAGCAAGGGTTGTTCCTTGTACGTCTACTTTATAGTTAGGAGATGTGGTACCAATACCTATATTACCTGCAGTACTAATGGTCATGTGTAATCCCTCAGAAGCCCCTAAATCAAGTCTATTTCCAGAAGTTGCGTGTATTCTTGCGTAGCCTGTGTCCCAAGTAAGTGTACCATAAGCAGTTAGAGAGTTACCCCATTGTGCTCTGCCTGAACTAGTAGTCCAAAAAGAAGTTGTTTTAAATGTACCATTGACATCTAGTTTGTAACCTGCGTCAGTTGTTGTGCCAATGAGAATATTACCTCCCGTGGTAATACGCATTCTTTCTGTTAATCCTGTTTCGTTAGATCTATTAGCATAATCTTGATGCCAGATTGCAAAAAAGTTATTATCTTCTACTGTAAAACCACCACCCGTAGATCCAATTATTACACCCAGATGGGCAAGAGTTCCGTGCTGAAATAATGCTTTTGGAGTAGAACCTCCGTTTTGAACATGTAGTGTTACTGCAGGCGAATTGGTACCAATACCAACCCTACTATTAACCGTATCTGTGTAGATCAAGTTAGTAGCAACCGTAAGCCCACCAACAGTAATAGCATTTGTAGTTGTATTGCCTGCTGTGGTTACAGCCGCTAGGGTAGGAGTAGGTACAGCAGTGGCTACAGGTACGTTCTTCCAAACCTGCTGGGTGGAATCGTACTGAATTAAATCGTTATTTGCAACGCTAGTTATCTTGACGTTGTGTAATTCGTCTAACTCATAACCATTGTCAACCTTGACGAATATCTTACCGTTTACCCCGTGAGCATAAAGCACGTAACCAACCACTACGGTGTGATTGGGAGCAACGGGTTTTACTTTGGTTAGAGCACCTGGAGTTGTGGGGCTCAGAAAGAGAACATCTCCATCTACCCAAGTTTCTCCTTGTAAAGAGCCTGTTGTATTGATTCCATTTACGTTACCAAAGATGGTGATGAATCCCTCTTGGTTATTCGCAATATTCTCTGTTACTAATCCTAGTGTAGTTACCGAATCAGGATCGTTATTACCTTGTGCTAAAACTACTGCTAATCTTTGGCCCTGAGACCCCCCCTCTGAGGCAATACGAACCCTAACTACTTTGTATTGGGACTCAAGCAAATCAGCACCCGTCTTGTTTACAACACGTGCCAATGTTTCTTGACCTACTTGAAGTGTAACGTTACCGCCCTTTAATCTTAAATCGGCAGTACCTTCTTGGTCGTTCCACGCAAACATACCCGGTTGTAGGGTAGGTGTTGCTGCGGTATCTAATTGAACGTAATCAGTTGTTATGCCTCCTACATTCAATGTATTGGTGGAGGTATTTCCTACTGCTAGTACCTCATCCAAAGTAGGAGTGAGGCCATCGGCTATAATTAATTTGAGATTCTCAACGATCTTACGCAGACGAATAGCCTTATCCCTCTCCGCTTGATCACGAGTCTTTTTATACTTTAAGTCGGCCTCTCTAGCAGACTTTAATAGTTCGGATGCTATAACGTCTAGTGCTGCCATCTGAGACCCAAATATTAAGCGATATCCTTACTTTCGATAACGGTATATGTAAAAGAGTTACCTTGCAATTTGGCGGCTTTCTTGCAATGCTGCATAAACACATCAAAATCCTTCACTCGCTTGAACACAGTACATCCATGTGACCAGTGGTCAATCCATGTTGAATCTTGACCTGCCTTATGAATATTGATTCCGTAAACACCCTCGGTGATTTTACTCTCATCATAAGCCATATCTTTGTTGGCATCACGATAAACCTTCACATTGGCTTTCTGCTTCAATGCTTCATACTTACCTTGATGCAATCCAACGCAGTGAGAACCAGGGTATTGACCAGGAACGATGCGAGCAGTACCCGTACCATTGTTTCCCTCAGCCATTGGTGCTTTTCCAGGATCGGTTGTTGCACTCCAAATAAAGAATTTCCACTCTCCGTTCTCCTTGAATGAAATAGAAATCCAATCGTCAAATACGTTGGTTACTTTCTTGCCTGGAGCGCTATTACGGATTCCGATTACGTTCATATTGTAATCGCCATTTTCAAAGTACTTGTACCCTTTGGCTTTTACAGCCGCTTCAATTTGTTCTCTGGTAAACATATTATCGTCCTAATGAGGTTAAAAATTTATCTGTAATTGTTTGGAAAGAAGTGATATCTGAGGCCGTCAGATGTTTTCCTATCGTAGCCAAACCAAATGTCTTGCTTGTAAATCCAGATGCACTTCCTGCTAAGTTAGTAGCACCAATGTAGAATGTATCAGTAGGCACATCACTAACATCTACAGTTGTAGAACTGAGTGCTTTCTGAACACCATCCAAATAAACAAAGGCTGCCGATGCACTATAACGAGTTGCTAAGTAGTGACCTGCTGGTGCACCCAAACCCGAAACCAAAACACGACCTGCAATTGCTCCATTACTCCACATATCTGCATAGTAGTTATCAGTACCAGCATCAAATGCCATACGAATCCTATCATCGGCAGCGGTGCTACCTACACCCATAGGTACGTTAGCAAGACCACCGTTTGCATCGGGAGTATAGAATGAGAAGTGAATGTCCTCAATTGTTGAGGCAAGTGCACTGAAATCAAAATTGGTATCTCCGAATCCTGTTGTTCCATCGAAGTCTACACCTTGTACACCGTAAGTCATCCCACCTGCCCAGCTGATTTGGTAGTAGTCTGCATCTTTTAGGTTGAATGATGTAGTTGATGATGTACCTCCCAAGAAAGGATATATTGCGTAGAACTTGTTCCATATTCCTGCGGCTTTCAGTTCTGTTACATAAGTGTTTACAAATGGGATAATTACGCCATCTGAGACCCCACTCTTGTTTTTATATTTCTTAACATCAGGATCTAAGAAGGTTTCAGACAACTCTTTTCCTAAGTCTGTCTCTTTGAACGCGGCTAATTCAGCTGCACTTACAGTACAATTGCCACAGTTTTTTGCGTATTGATTTGACAAAGAGATGATAGTGTCCTGTTCTTCATCAGAGTAACATTCGATGTTCTCAAGACAAAACTTTAGGAACAAACATTTTTTGATATGTTCTTCGTAAGAATGACATGGAACATCATAAACAGCATCGTCAATCTGTTTCTGTGAATACTCACATACCGCCTTTCTTGTGGCAGCAATGTAAGATTTCAAATATGCATCTAAGTCGTACTTAACAGCCACAGCTTTTCTTGATTTCGTTTGGACAATTATCTATGGCCTTTTCAATGTCGGCATACAGTTCTTCAGCTAATACATACTCTCCGCACTCCATAGCTTGAATCATTTTATCGTACATCAATTTGATTTCAAAATAATCATCACAAGCGAAATTGCTCAACGCTAGTTTACCAAGTGTGCATTTCAATACTGCGTCTCTCAGTGTGTAAGTACTAATTGTTTCTGAGTTTGCACCAACTGCGAAGGTTGTGTCAAATTTCCAGATACCATCAGTCATTGACAAACTTGGGGCGAGGTCTTGAGCACGGTATGTATCGTTATCAAAGTTACCGCCTGTCATTACGATTGTGACGGTAGTTCCTGCTGGACTTGTTGCTATTGTACTAATGGCAGTTAAAGCAGAACGTGCTTCATTCGGAGACCCCCAACCTTTTGGGTTAGTCACCGCATTATAGTCACCGGTTGAATCAATAATGATAAACTCGGTGCTAGTATGTTTGAAAGTTACTATTGGGTCTACTAAAAGTGCCATAATACAAATATACGAAATTATTTCTGTTTAAAGAATTCATCCCAGTCTATCTCCTCTTCTCCAGATTTGCCTGCGTTTTCAGTTTTGGTCTGTTCTGCTGGAGCTGAGTAATTTCTGTCTTCTGTGTACTTTCCTTTCTTCGCAAAGAAAATGTCCTGTGCTGTCTTTTTGGGAAGATACTGAGTCATCTCTGGGTTTTCATACAACAAATCCAAAGCATTACTGTAGATGTTACTCTTTTCTGCTTCAAGTAGGGCTTTGAATTCTTCGGGTCTGTCGATTGCCATTTTCTTTCTTGCTTCGAAAATAACTCCTCGTTGTGTATTAATCATTGTTGCATCAGCAGCAGCATACAAACTACTCAAGATTTTACCAAGAATAACAAAACCATATTGGTTTTTACCATCTGTCATCTGATTTAATATTGAATTCGGATCTATTAGTTCTCGAATTTCAGCATTTTGAATAAACTGATTGACAATAGTTCTTCTTGCTTCACCTACCGCTATTGCATACTTTTCGTACTCTTCAGGAGACAATCTGTAACTCTCATTTCCAACTCTGGTTTTTATTATAGGAGAAGGACTCTGTGGGAACGCTGTCATTACATCGCCTTTTTTAACCGCAGTATAAACTAATCTTTCCCAGCTCAAATCCTTTTCGTCGTACAATCCTTTCGAGAATTTAGTAACATCGAATGCGTTGTAGAACCAAGAATTTCTTCCAACGGGAGTTTGTGGAATAGGACGACCAAAAGCATCTACTTTAGCCATGATGTTATTTGGGTCATCAAAAGGCCAGCGTTCTTTAACCTTAGTCATGAAGTCATAAACTATCTTATCGGCTCCTTCGTATGGACTATCGTACTCAGGAATGTAGTTTCTGTTTGCCTTATCGAAGATAGCCAATGAGTTAGGAAGAGCTGCTGTACTCAAAGTAGTCAAAAGACCACTTACAAATCTTTCACTTGCTCCTTCTTGACGCGGATCGAGTGCACCCAATGCCTGATTTAATCCTTTTACAAAAGACTGGTCAACCAAATACTGAAGAGTTTCTGATACACTACTGTTCCAAGCAAAATCAGATATTGTGCTAAACACAGTTTGGTTTGTGATTTCTTTACTCTTTTCTTTTTCTGTTTCTCTCTTGTCGCTCTGAGAAGCAAACAAAATACCACCAAATACACCCAAGAATCTGTAGTCAATGATTGCATCTCCTTCTCTCCACATATCATCTTTTTCGCCATTTGCATATCTTTCTAATAGAGAAAGGTTCATGCTATATGGTCTTTCAAATCTGTAGATGTAATCCTTGCGTTTTTTGTCTTCTCCTTGTGCACCTGCGCTCAATGCTCCACTCTGTGCAATCCATGTTCCTGCGTAGTTCAATGCGGTACCTACGAGTCCTCTTCCTATTAATTCATCTCTTTTGCGTGCTAGGTCTTGTCTCTGAGACTCCAGTTTTAATTTTGTTTGTGGGTTTTTGGTATTTTTAATCTGTTTGTTTAGTTTGTTCATCTGAAGGAAGTTGTACGCAGCCTTAGCAAAAGACCATTCTGGAATCATAATTTCAGCAAATTCAATTGCCAAGTTAGTTGGAATCTTAGCAAACGGAATAACTCCAGTTGCTCCCAACTTCCAAATTTTTCCTTCTATTCCTTTTCCTGAACCATAAAGTTTTGAAATAAACTTATACGCCTTTGAGTTATTAGAGTATACGTATCTCAAAGCCTCGTTATCAGCTTTTGTATTTGAATAGTCAGAATTTAACTTGATGAAGTTTTCTATGTCTGTTGGATTTTTCAAACCAGATAGTTTGGCTTGCTCTGACAAAGCAGAATAGTAAGCCATATTCCTAAATACCGCATCGACAGAACCCAATAATCTAAAGAATGCCTCTGCTGGTAAACCAAATGTACCTTCGATTGCTTTGATTGCTTTTTCTTTGTTTGGTATCTTTCCTTTTGCGTTTAGGTTATAGCCATACTCCGCTGCGATATCAGCATCAGATTCACCTTGAATTTTAGCAATTACAGAACCCAATGCCTCAGTCATAGATTTAAATCCGTTAAATCCAGATTCAATTTGAAGTCCCTGTGAACTTTCTGGCAAGTTTCCTTTCTTTAGAATATCAATTCCCTTTTTGATTCCAGTGGTAAATCCATATTTCCATCCTGCGCTATAATAATCCCATCCTCTCATTGTTCCTTTAGTTGGTGCAACTGCTGATACACCAGATGCAATAAGATTGATTGGTATGTTAAAGATAGCTTTTGTTGCGTTTGACGTAATGTTTATAATAGTGGAAGTAGGAGTCAACAAGTTACCTCGAATAAGTGTTTCCCAAGTGCTACTGTAACTAGCATCAGATACATATGGTCTTGCAACTGCGGCAAACTGTTGTCCGATATTCTGAACGTTTTGCAACTGCTGTTGGAAGTACTGCATGTTTGTCTTTCCTGCTACTGGGCTTTGTCCACCTGGGTTATTCTGTGCTGCTACTTTTGCATTTTTGAATTTTATCTTAGCTTCATCGTAAGCATCTCCTAACTCCAATAGTTTTTTCTTGACTGGTTCTGGAAGTTGTTTACCCTCTTTCTTCAATTTGTTTACTAGATTTCTTGCTCTGAGAGCCCCAGACTGATTTTTCAATCTTGTAAACGCTTGCAATGCACGACCTAAGTTTGTTCCTGTTGCTATGAGTTTTTCAAATTCATCTTGAACATTTTCTCCTCTTGCTTTCTTTTCTAGAATGTCTTGAATTTGATTTGCGATAGCAGCATCTAGATTTGATGAATTGGCAAAGTTTTCAATCATCGCTTGTGATTCCTCGATTGTCAATCCATCCATTTCTATTTCTAATTGTTCAGCCGATCTTCTCACATACATGCCCGCAGCTTCGTTTTCTGCAATTCTAGCCTCTTCTTTAACAGGACCGTTTTCTTCAATTTGACTAGATACAGTCTGTCTAGTTTGTAAGTTAAAGAAGTCTTCTAGATCAGCAGCCTTAAATCCAGATTGCAAAAGACCTACATAAATCTGATCGTCAGAAATACCTTGATTTCTTTTACCAGAAATGAAATCAGCAAGTTGAGTGTCGGCTGTTCTTGGAGCCTGTGTTTCTGCCACTTGAACTTCGGGAACCTTTGCTTCTCCCAACATAGCTGAATACAAATCACGCATGGGTTGGTTCAAAGGAACATCAATCTCACTACCTGAAAGTTGTGCATAAATGTCTTTCAACCAAGTGCGAAGTTTGTCAAACAACGGCAATAATTTGGCATCTGGTGCATTACCGCTATATAAGTATCTTTCAAAGCCGCGAGCAAAGTATTCAGAAGTATCTGTTGACCACGAACTTTCTCCTGTCATAGCCAATACAGTTTTTCTTTCTGCGTCAGTCATGTACTTCTCGTAGATGTGTGCAATCTCGTGAAGAGGAGTTGACAAGTTTGGATCTGTCAGTGCGAATATGATATCAGCAGCGTCTTGTGTGATGAATGCCGCACCTCTAGCTTCGTTTGCTCTTGTATCAGCTTGAAACAAAGTCTTTGGTTCAAAGTTTTGAATTGCCTCACTTGCTTCTATCGCTTGATTCTTATCTGAGGTGAGGTTACTTGGTTTGAAGTTTTTCTTGGTCGTTAATACAGGTCTATCAAAGTCATTTGATTTCCAAAATAAAGGATAGTTGGCTAATGTTAAATCCTCATCTAACGCTCCGATGGGAATATCTAAACTTTGTAAAATTACATTTTTATATGCTGTACTTTTATTACCGAAATCAATCTTTGTACGAATGATATTATAAATTGTATCTGCTTGTTCTTCTGAAATAAACTTCTTAGTTATTGTATATTTTAGCCAATCTGTCTGATCAGTGATTTCTGAGTATAATTTTATGAGATCAAAAGGAACTGACATATCAAGAGGATAGTCTATTGTAATCATGCCTTTGTCTACCTCAACTTTACCCAATGATTTTCTTAACGTGTCTCTTTGTAGCTCGGTGAAAAATGAATTTTTTGATATCTCATCAAGTGCTTTTGCTGCTGTAGCTATAAAATCTGCATATTCAGATTCTAGTTCTTTTAATTTACCTGCGCAATAATTAACAGTCTCTAGTTCTTCTGGTTTTACATATTGAGCATATAGTTCTGGCTTATTGAGTATTTTGTTTGTTAATAAAAACTCTCTTTCTTCTGCATTGCGTGCTTCTATTTCTCCATAAATATTCTTATACAGTTTATAATTTGTCATATTTCCAAGCAATAATATCACTTCGTTTGATATATTTACTGGAAACTTTTGAGTAAATTCTTGCATTAATGTTTCATCAAAAGTAGGATGTACAGCATTCCACAAGTTATTCTGTATTATTTGAAGTAAATTAGTAAAATCTTGTTCGTTAGCATATTTTAACTGGTAGCCAAATTCTTGAATTAATCTATTTGTTTCTTTTATTGCAAGATCGCTAATAGGAGGAACTCCGTTTTCAACTAGTGTTTGTGCAACAGATTCAATTGTATCCATTGTGTTTGATAACACTACATTATTTAAATTTCCTCCCGATTGCCACCCTTCAATATGCTGAATTGCGTGTTGTAATTCGTGCTGTAAAGTCATTTCAAAGCCAACAGAATCAGAAATATGAGCCATATTGATTGTAATAGAATCATTACCATAACTACCTAAATATTTCTGACTAGAATCGTTTATGATTATAAGTTCTGTTGTTTTTAGTTGTGGGTATGCCTTATATATTTCAGGATATTTTAAAATTGCTCCTAGAGGATATGTTTTGAAATCTTTGTTTGCTATGTCAAACGATTGATTAATGTTCAGCGTTGACGATGGAGCAACAATTGAATATTTCCAATCTCCAGTAAATCCTCTAATCCAGCCTGTTGCATCTAGAATTTGTTGTGGTGTTTTTCCTTCTTTCTCTAATCTCTTTGCATCGTCAAGGAATTGAGCTACTTCTTGTCTGTACTGAGCTCCTTTCTCTCCAATTCGCTGGAACAATTCTTTTCCTCCGGGTTGGTTTTTAACGAAGTCCATAAACTCTTGCTCAGTTGCTTTTTCGAACTTCAAGTAGTTGTCCAAAAATTCATCAGCAGTAACACCCGCACGAGTAGCAGCAGTTTCGATGACTTTGTTCATCATTATTGCAGTGACTTTTCTCTTACTTCCCACTGACAAATCAGGAAGTGCTCCTTTAGCGATAAGTTTAGCCAAGGGATTATTGAATCCAAACTTTGTTCTGAGTTCTTTGCGAAGACGAGTTAATCTTTTATTACGTGTATTTTCGTTTATTTCTCTGTTCTTTACCGCTTCGGCAAATGTTTCTGGACTAACTCCTTCAGATGCTACATCAGCCTTTGCTGTAATTTCTTCTTCTGTCAATCCATTGGTATCTTCACCCAGAGTATCCAAGTATTGAGATGCTGAGATTTCTCCCTGTTTGTATCTGATACCTTCAATATTCTCTGTTGATGTGTCAATACCTGCCAAGTTCAATACATTTGCTACATCTTCGCGTCTTGTTTGCTCTTGTACCCTTTGCTTTTCATCCATTGCAAATTCTTCTTCTCTGCCTTTGATTGTTACATCTGGCATTTGATTATTATAGAACTTGTGGTCTGTTGAATAACTTGCTGCGCCTGTATAGTTCTTTGCTACGAATTTATTGAACCCTTCTCTGAACTTAATGAATTCGTCGTAGGCTTGTTTGTTTGTTCCAAAGATTTCTTTTGCTACTGACTTATCGTTGATTAATAGATCAGTTAACATTGTTTTGGCAAAGTCTGAGGCCTCAGCTGCTGAACCAAATTTATCCTGAAAGAAATCAGTCGATATAATGTTATCTACAACCTGCTCAATTCTAATTGCTGCTTTGGTTGTTGTTCCCATAACATCTGTCACTGTAGTTTCGATTGCTTTTCCTGTTTTAGAAAAGTCTTCTATCAAACCAGCTAGGAAATCAGCAACCTTTGGGATTTTGTTCATTCCGCTTTCAACCAATACGGCCTTTCCTTTTGAGAAGAAAGAACCTGAGTTCAACTTCATCTTTGTGCGCAATGCATCACGGTATCTGTTGTAACTTGCTGATTGTTCTCCGTCTACCTTTGTTTCTATATTTGGGAAGATGCCTGAAACAATCTTTGATTTCAATTCATTTAAGAAGTCAAAAGTAGAATCGGCTGTTCCTCTAACTGTGTTTACGTTCTTTTCACGAGTTCTTCCAAACTGTTGTGCAGTCTGTCCTGGAGTTTGGTACAATACTTTTCCTTCAGGTGTAATTACTCTTTCTGCATCTGGGTCGATGTTTAAACGCTGTTTAGCGACACGAGTAGCCTTATCTGATGATATGATACCGTTTTCTTTTGATTTGCGGTCTACGGCCTGTACAATCGTTTCTGAGGCAGGTACGAAACCTTCTTGCATTGCATCATAACCTTTTACTTCAAGTTGACCGTTGTTTGCATTTACACGATAAATTACATTCTTGTTTACCTTACCGTCATTCTCAACTACGAAGAACTCTTCTCCGTTATTTGCTGAACGCTTTTCTATACCTACTGTTTCTTGTGGTCTTTCTGCTGGACCTTGCACTGGAGGTTCAACCAAATCTTCGTTCACTATCACTTCGGGTGCCTCAGTAAATACCAAAGGTATAACTGGGTTTTCACCATAGATTCTTTCATCTAAATTTGTGGCTGCTTGACCTGTTGGTGTATTTTGAATGGTGTCGTCAATAACACGCATTGTTTCTTCCAATATAGGATTAGAACCATTCTCGGCAATATACTGTTGAATTTTTTGCTTGGTCTTGAATACATATGGTAAGTTTGCGGGTGCAGCAAACAATACACAACTCAAACCTAAGATTGCCAAGTTTTTAGTTTGTTCATCTCCTGTTTCACCGAAAGCATCCTTGTATGCTTTGTTTACGTCAAAACCATTTTCGGCAAGAAGAGGAATGATATTACCAGCAACTTCTGCTACAGTTTCACCCGTTGCACCGCTTAGCCAACGACCGAGAATAAATGTTACCTTTCCGTATTTGCCACCAAACTTCTCAATACCCTGTGCTGCATATTTATCAAATCCTTTTTCTGCCAATGTTTCTGCTACACCTGTTCCGAAACTTTGACCAGATACAGCATACGATGTTCCCTGAACCAAATAAGGAAGTGCTCCTTCGGTCATGCTCGCAGCAAAGCGTCCTGCTGCTCCATACTTGTTTGACATGAACTCTTTAGCTACTTGCCAGTATTTAGAACCTGTCAATCCCTTAGATAAAAGACCAATACCATAAGAACTGAGTCCGATGTCAACCATTACATTAACGGTATTTCCAACAGATGAACCAACAGATTCGAGTATTCCTGCTTCTGTTCCGAGCAATTGTTTGTTTGACAACTTGATGCCTTTGCTATCGAAGAATCGTTTTGCTTCTTCTACTTCTTGAACACGAGTTCTTACTGTATTTTTGTCGGTAAACAAACTGAATCCGTATGTTTGTTCTGCAACTGACTCAGCAGCAGTCTTAACTCCATATTCTGTATCTCTCTTAAATACATCTTCATTTGTATAAACGAGTTTATTCAAAGTAAGAAGTTGACCATACAACTCAGCCTTTTTGTTTTGTAGATTCAATACAGAGTTGAAGAGTTGTGCACTCTTTCCTGTTACACCTCCTTCGATCCCCAATGCTTGTTGTGCAAGTCCGATTGTAGTAGAACCAGGTACTTGTGTGTTATCCCATTCGTTCTTTACTGAGTTGATTTGCTCATCTAACAATTGTACCTTTTCCCAAAGAAGATTTCGTTCTGCTTTGAGTTGGTCTCGTGAACTCAGTGTTGAATATTTCTCTTGTGCTTTTTGTGCACCTATTTGAATTGCTTGCTTTTCTTCTGGTGTTGTATCTACCATCTGACCAGTTACAGAATCAAACATTTGATCTGAGGCCAAACCCGAAGATTTTCTGAGTTGTGCAGCCTGTTGTTCCAATCCTCTCAGTTTAACTTGAAAATCTGGAGATACTCCTTTTTCTGAGTATTTATCAATTAACATTTGATCAACCAACTGGTCAATCTGATCTGTAATCTGTGCTAACTTCTGCTCATCTGGTGACAAAAGTTGTCTATTCTTTGTCTCAATATCAGCATCGTAGTTTTTATTTTTGGTTCTCTTTTCGTCTGCGTTTTTGATTGCCAAGTTATCTAGGTAGTTTTCTTTTACTTTACCTTTGGCTTCTTCAAACTCATTAATAGAATATACAGTAGGTTGTCCTTCTACACTGGGTTGAATCAGACTATTATCTATATCTGATTTGCCATACTTATATTTTAGTAACTGATTGTAGTCTTCGTAAGTTAATTTGTTGATTTGGCGAGTTACAAATTGACCATCTACATATTCGGTAAGTTCGATTGGTGTTTCTAAGTCAATGGCCTCACCAACGATACCTAGTTCTTCTGCATTGTATACTAATTCAGAAAGTTTGTCTGGATCTACTTGATCTAAATCACTCTTCTGAACTTGTTCAGCAGCATCAGTTTGTATTTCTGTTATGGTCTTGAGTGATTGCTTTGGTTTTGCATTATTGGCTACTGTGTTTAAATCAAGTCCTTTTGTTTTGATTGTGTAGTTATATGCTTTTCCCCAGTCGCTTACATTCTCAGGACTTGAGAAGTAATCTTGCATCTCTTGGTAAGTCTTGAGTTCTTTACCAGCAGCGGTTTTATTTATCTTGTTTGCCTTTAGTGATTCAAATTGTTCAATGGCAGGTTGATTCAAATCCTGATACTCCATTTGTTGAACTTGAGTTACTGGCTTTATTGTAGGAAGAGATGGTTTAGCTTTTGCTATTGCAATCTCTCCTGAAGTGAGACCCCCAGATATCTTTACTTTAAACTGATCCAAATTACTAGCCCCAAATGCCATAGCAGGAGCACTATACATTTTGTAGTATGCTTCTTGGTTTTCAGGAGTTTGAAGATAAGTTTCTAACTCTTTTGCATTTGCTGCGTATTTACCATTAGGCAATGGAACGTCCTTACGTTGAGAAACCTTAGTTGATTCATTGAAAAGATTCTGATAAGTAAGTGGAAGTGGTCCAGTTGGAGGAGTAGGTTGACCTGTGAGCAATTGTTCTGCCATAATACAAATATAGCGAAAAATTGCTAAAAGTCGGCAGGATTACTTGTTTGCCCTAGCTACTTCCTTATCTAGTCTTTGAGCACCTCTAGCCCAAGCGGCTGCTGCTTGTTTTCCTTTTGTTGCTGCCTGAGCCGCAAAGTTAGATTTAACCGCAGGAGTAAACTCGGTATAGAAATCTGGATTTGTCATTTCTCCTTCTGCTCCAATAAATCCAGTTTTGCCCTCAACGAACGCTGCATATTTTACCTTTTTACCTTTTGCTTTTAATTGTTTTACTCTAGCGTTGCTAATTACAATTTTAGATTTTCCCATCATTTCATAAGGTAAAACGTTAACGACATTTGCATCTATTGTGGTCGTAACTGAAGAGGTGTATGGGCGACCTGTACTTTTATTAATCAGTGTAGTAGTTGGAGTAAATCTAAAATTTAAATCTCCTATTGCCAAAGGAACAGAGTACGCAGCGTCTACCGTAAATTGTTTTCCATCAATACCAAACGACAATTCTGGTAAGGGAGAACCCTCGAACGCATATTCGGCAGCACTTCCTTGTAGATTTGTGATATTTATATCTCCTGGTTTTTTTAGAACCTGCATAGTTTCTTTAAGCTTAACGTTAGGCTTAACTACTGTTTCAAAAAAGTGTTGTTCGATTTCTTCTGGAGTTGCTTCTTCTAAATCGTATTGGTCAATATATTGAGCAGCCAATGTTGCATTTTTCAATAATATTGATGGAATTTCTTTTGCAGTAAGACTTGGTTGAACCATTGACTTTGTGTCTGGATTTATTATCTTTCTTACCTCATTTGCAGCAGCTTCGTCCATAGGAAGACCCATAACTCTAGGTATAAATACATTTCCTGTAAATTCATCTCTAGTTGGTTTTCCTAATTCGATAATAACCGAGTTTCCGTTAATCAAATCCTTTGCTGCTTTGTTAATGTCGTAGGCATCAAACGATTGAGTCATTACATTGCCCTGTTCATCATAATCAAAAAATGCATTACGTGTAACACCAGCATCGTCCATAGCTTGAATAAAATCAGCACTTGTTGCTGAATTAAGCATCAAACCAGCTGCTTGTCTTGTATTCTTTGGAATATACTTATTTCCAGAAGCAGCTTCTCTTACTGTTTTTTCTAAACCGTTATATCCCGCACTTCTACTTTTGGCTAGATTTAAATCGGCTTGATAGTTTGTCAATTCTTCATAAAAAGAACTCATATCATCTTGACCAATTGACTGTCTAGCTTTATCAATAAACTGAGCAGTTCTTATTCTCATTGGTTCTACTTCCAGACGATGTAAGTCTTGTCCAGACTTGACTGTAACATCCCTAATGATATCATCAAGTTTATCCTGTTGTGCTTTTTGTTTTGCTGCTTGAAGCTGTTGATTGTATTTATATAACTGAGTATACTCTCTTGGAGTGCCAGTTAAACCTATTGATGATCCTATTGTGGTATTAGCCATTATGCTTCTTTTTCAAATGATTGACCTGTCTTATAGTCGTAAAAATCGTTTTGTGGTGCTCTTCCTACTGCTTTTACTGTTCCTGGGGCTAATTGAGTCTGAGACCCTCCGTTCTTAGAACGATTTCCTCTTGTCATACCCATGAAGTTAGCTGCACTAGCAAGGTTAGTAAGACCAGAACTGATCGCTTGACCAGCTGCTCTAATTGCGTCTCTTCTATCTTGTTTTGCTGTTCCGATGTCTCGCATTCTGATATCTGTAATGCTTTCGGCAGTAGAACCTAACCCACGAAGTCCCATCATCTGTGCTTGATAATCAGCCTCTTGAATTGCTCTTTCTCCTTCGTTTACATTAAGACCTGCCAATCTAGAAAACACAGTACTTCCTTGACGTGATGTTTCTCTGAACTTTTGTTGAAGTCCTGAGATATTAGAACGAAACTTTTCACGCATTGTGTTTTCTTGTCCAGTACTGATACCAGTATCGTACAATTGACCGTAGCGTGCTTGTTGTTTTTTAATTTCTCCTGCTCCGCTCTCAAAAGATGGGTCTTCCATCTTCTTAGCTTTATTTAGGTTTCTGATTCCCCCAATAAGTTGAACACCACCTAAAACAGCAGTACCAGCTTCACCCAAAGGATTCATCCCTGACAACGAATTACCATCGTCAGATTGTCCTCCACCCATTGCAGACATAAGTAATCTTGCGGTAACTGGATCTATTGCCATATTACAAAGTTAATGATTTTTTGTTATTTTCTATATAATCTGTGATTTGGTCTATATTTGACCACATAGTTAAGTAATTTCTGAGCCGCCCCACCTAAGAAAGTAAACTTAATCTTTAAGAATCTTCCCCACAAACGGCCGCTGTCTGCACTATTTACTCCTGTTCCCGTGCTGTCATTTTTCACAGGAGCATAGAAATAATCTTCAAGTTCTTCAAACTCAGCCTGTGTCAAGAAAGAAACATGGTCGCGAGTTGTGAAATCAACACGATATGGATTTGTTCCAGATACAACCTGAATTGCTTCAAAGTTCTTACTGAGATTCAAATCGTAGTTCATCACGCTTGTTATGTTTCCGTTGTTGGCAGTTCCGTAGTAATTCATCTCATCACCTCTGTCGTGAACATATACTAACTTTTCATCTGTTGGCTTAGTTGAATAGAATGTATTCAAGAAAGGCATATAGATATTCGGGTAGTATGAATGGAAAGAAATGAATCCATTTTTGATTTCGTCATAAACAACAGTGAACAAAGTAAACAACTCTGGATTAGTTGAAATACTAACTTGATTCCAATAGGTTGTCCAACTTGCACCAACTCCAGGTTCGTAGTCATCACTAGAAACAACGAATTCTGTTTTGGCTATGTAGACATAAGAAAGTCCAGAAGATTGACGAGGTGCACCAGGAGATGTATTTTTAACCATATCTCCGGTTGTATATGTTCCTCCTCCGGGGTATTCAATAGCTTTTGTTGTTACTGCCTTGAATGTAATGATTAGTTCGTTGTATTTGTCATTCCAAACTCCATGTACACCCTCCCCCCCTATCTGTTGATATTTGTCTCTTAGGAAGTTTGCTTTTTGTTGTAGGTATGATGCAAAGCCTCTATCAGATATAACTGAGACCCCATCTCCTCCCAAGCGAACAATCTTTCTCAATTGGTCGTTGAACCAATAGATATTATCTTTTCCGCTTGTTGTACGCCCTTTGATTACAGACCACTTTTTGTCACATCCAATAGATGTTAATTCTATCCCAGGGGCCCCCAGAATAGAACCCGCACCAATAACAATGTCTGAGCCATTTGCAGAATTAATTGTTGTGGCATCATTGAAATACTGACGCTGAACTGATTTATTTTGAAAAGTATATAAGTTACCATTTACAATTTCGTGTGTAGATATAGAGCCATGTGTTTGATCTAAGTCAGCAAAGTCAATTGGTTTGAAAATACGATAGTTATCTTGAGTTGAGTCTATTTGTTTTTTCTGAGACCAAAAAATCGTAGATGGTCTTTCGCCAGTATAATCAGAGTTTGCATCAAAGCCAGTATCAGTAATTGTATTATCTTTTATGTTGTAACCCAAATCATAGTTTCTCTGACCATCAATTTCTGGCCATTGCTCAATGGTATTGAATAGTCCTGCTGCACATGTTCCTTTACTAATCACAAGTTGTGTTGCGGCTACCGCAGGAGCATTCGGAACAAATACTGTAGCGTCATATGCATTTTTGTCTTCATATTGAGGAAACACCCAACCTGATCCTGATGGAGACTCGTCATAATCAAGTCTATCAAACATTTGAATATTTCCAACATTTTGAGAATAGATTGATGTCAAATAACCAAAACCTGCTCTTGGGTCATCCAATGAAGTTCTTCTTAATTGTAGGTGTGTCTTTTGATTGAATACATCTCCTCCAAAAACAGATTCAACTAAAATTCCATTTTCTCCATCTACAAGATTTCTAATATGTCCAGTTGACTGATATAATGTTTCGTATTTGTTTTTAGGATATTTTAAGTTGGCTCCCTGATCTCTAAATATTTGACCATAGTATCCGCTTGAATTCGTTGAAACACCGGCTGGAATTTTACCTGCGGCGGTTAACTTGGCATCTAATCGAAATACATAACAGGGAACGTGATTTCCTGTTCTTTCTATGAGAGGAGGAGCAACAGTTATTTTTGCATTGTTAAATACTTGTCTAGATCCATACGAATCTACTTCTTGACCATATTCAAATCTTCTTCCTTCGTCTATTCCAAAATCAACATATGCCTGATTTGCAGCTGTAAAATATCCATTTGTATCTTCGTAGGTTGATAAATAGTCTCCATTTGTTCTTCCTTGAATTGTCAAATTTGAATTTAGTTTGTTCAGCACTAATAGTTTATCTGAAATTCTAAAATCATATGTAGATACATTATACATGTGATCTGGAGAATAAAAATAAGCAAAATTAGACTCGTCGAAGTTTCCAATTGCAATTGTTCCAGATCCTGACTCCACAGCAAAACTAAACGGATAGGTTGCAAACACAGAACTAGAATTGACAAAGGATCTAGTATATGGCATTACTACATTTACAACTGTACTCCATCTAGTTCCCGGAAGAATTAATCCAGTAGCCAATACTTCAGGAATACGCTCTGCTCTTGTAAATCTAAATGCAGAAATTAACTCGAATAAAAGTTTTCCTGTACCTGGAACTACATAGTTAAGATTGATATTACCAAACTTAGGATAATAAACGTAGGTCTGTGTATTATCTGAGTTTGTTAAGTTTGTTGTAATGTTGTTTGCCGTTCTTCTAGTTGGGTATGTTATGCCTCCTATTGTAATTGATGGACCTATAACATTGTTTGCGAGAGTATCGAAACGAATGTCATCTACCCAATATGCTTGACTCCACTTTCCTGTGTCTTTCCATTGTACCTGAACACCAAAACGATATGTGTCGTTCATCATGTATCCAGTGTAGTTATAGGTATTTAAAGGATCTAGGTTTTCTGCAAAATTTACATTTGCATAAGCACCAATCAACGTAGAACCGCTTCCTATTGTTTTTCCTACTGAATCTATACTTTTGTATTCAAGAGAGTGAGTTATAGCTGAGGCCCAAGAATCTAAATTGTAATCAACCTGTTCTTTTACATTCGACAATGTCATTCTGTTTGTAAAGATTTTCATTGTCTGAACACGTTCAAACTTTGTTGTAATAGCTAGAAGTTCTGCATTAGACAAGGTTTGATTCAGTTGTCCTCTATTTGTATGTTCTAAAGTAAGACTAGTTTCACTTTGTGCAATTGGTGTTCTTTCCAAAATATTTGCAGAAAAAGTACCACCTGCGTATTCAATAGCCACAAACTCAAAATACTTGTAAACTCCTGATGGAATATTTGTAAGCTGACAAGTAACTGATTTATTTGTTTGATTTCCAGCAGTATCTCCTGTAATTTCAGAAGGGATTGCTGGAGAAGCGCTATAAATATTTACAGGATTTGTAGCAAAAAGAAAATCACTTGGTACTAAATCATCTGTTAGAAATCTTCCAAGATATCTTTTGTTTCCTGCTGTAACTGAACCGCCACCTTCGTTTACTGAAACTACACTAAGTATTGCTGATGTATTCGGAAGAACAAAAGAACTTTGATTCTGAATGTAATCTAAATCATAATCTCCACCATATGCACGAAGAGCCATATCAGTAGTGTATGCTCCTTTTATCTTCAGTGTTCTTGGTTTATTGTATGCGTCTGTCCAATAAAGATTTACTTGATCTACGTTTGTTTTTTCTACTTGCGCTTGAACTCTGTAGTTTGGATCGAAGTCCAATAACTTACTTCTGAGTAACCTTGTATATGCGTATGTATTAGAGCCTTCGTTAAATTTAATAACTCCTATTTCTGAAACAGTTCTGCTGGCTGTATCAAAGATTCTATCGGTAACACTCCAAATAAATACATCACCATTCAACTCTTCGCTTCCAATTACTTTAAATGCCTTTACGCTGTTAATGTATTCTGTAAGTAGTTGAATATCAAACAAATCACCTACTTGCCACAACAAATATTCTAAGTCGGTCAGTTGATCTAAAGCAACATCGAAATAACCTGTTGTTGAGGTCAATGTTGTAAGTGGACTAAACGCAAAAGGATTGGCTGGACTCACCACAATACTATTGAACAAACCGGTTGTATTGTTTGTCAGTGCTGTATAGTAGTTAGCCAGAGTTGTGTAAGATATACTTAATGCCGCTGGATATATTGTATTAGTCGCTGAGTCCTTGTAATAAAGTGTTCCAGACGCAGAACCTGCACTGATGTCAAGAAACACACGATAAACACGACCCGTAACCGTTGTGCTTGGAATAGTAACCGCGAGAGTATTTCCAACAACAGGAACAATCGCCTGATTTTCGCTTCCTGTTAAACTCCGATGTCTTATGTCATTAGCATCTTCATAGTTACCTTCTCTCAAGTATTGAGAATCGGTATCCTTGTCCATTACTCCTGTGGTGTTCAGTCTTACTAATTGACTCATGTAAAGGCTTGTTTTTGTAATTGGAATTCTTTTTTGAAGTCATTAACTATGTATGCAGGATATCTGTCGAAATGTCTACGAGTATATTTCCAACAAACATAAGCTACTAGCATTCGTTCCCATTCGTTTCTCAGAGCGATATCTCCTTCTGAATCTACAGGAAGCCCCTTGTATGTTAATGTAAATTCTATTCCGTCTTCTACTTTGTAGGAAGAATCAAAAAGAATGTAATTGTCTTGAATACAGTAATCAATATCTTCACACCAAACTATTCCGTTTAGATCTGTCAAGCAACTCATCTTCACAAAGTTCTCTGGTAACTTTATTCTCGAATCACTTGTTTCTACTTTCTCACTGAACATCATTAATGCATTTGCACTCTTGAATGTTCTTACAGCCTGGTGAATTAATACCTTAAACCACAGAGCATTTTCTCCGTAGGAAACTTGTAGTTCTTCTGAGGCCGCAGCTATAATATCTTCAATTTTCATCGTCTAGGTATTGTGTTTTGTGAATCAGAAATATAGTCAGGGGCTACAGATGTAATCTTACGAAGCAAATCTACAGATACCATCTCAACAACTTCATTCTCAGTAACGGCATCCAAAGGATAATTATCTACATCCTTACGATAGTTTGGTACTGCTGTTGGGTTGTTGAAAATTGCTTTAATTAAAAGCTTTCTCAATCTGTGATTTTTATAAATGTTGATATCGTATGAACCAGTGACATTTACCACAAAGTCCCAAACGATTTGTTTTTCTTTTTGATACAGAGAGTGCATTGACAACGCAGTGTAATTAGAACGAACTCTCATAAATGGCTTCATTCCACTAACGTGTCCAACATAAGCAAAGCCATCGTGTCTGTCATCCAAGTGAATAACTGAAGGACATTCAAATGTAACCATCTCACACTCTTCGTCGTACTCCAACAAATCAGGATTGATAGCCTGTACAAAAGACTCGTTGATTCTATCTCTCATACCAGAACGAACCAGATTAGAAAGAATCATCGCCCTTGCGCTGTGTATTTTACTTTCGATAAAAAGATCATCCAACCTAGATTCGTCAGTTGTAAACCCTGACTCTAAGTTACTTTTGATTTTATCTACTATTTCCTTTAAAGTGCTCACGGATTAATAGCGATTGTTTGTGCCACATTTTGTTTCAGTTCAAAGTCTCTGACTTGTTCTGCGTAGTTCATAACACACTCGTCTAACAAACGATACAAAAACTTATCTGTGTACACAGTGATAGTGGTAGCAGAAGTAGATGAAATGTCTGTTGGTGTTTTCATGTAATCAACAATAACACTTGCTGGCTGAGGGCTCAGATTGAACTGTCTAGCTGGTGTTCCTGTTAATTCATATCTCGGTGACTCTTTCGTGGGCGTGTGAAAAATATCTTTCTTCCTATCGCTAAACCTCGGAGAAGCATCGAAAATCCTATAAAGATATATGCTACCAGTAGTGTAAGGGACAGCCACAGTAAAAGTAGTAGATGTAACCCTTGTAACAACATATTGTATAGATGCGTACTCAATGATATCGCCTTTTCTAATAGTGTGCCCTGTTTTTGTAAACTTGCCATTAGCGTATGTAAATCCTGTAATTTCGTCTTTGTAGACAAACTTCATTGAAAACAAGTGAGAATAACCAGTCAAACTAGAAATAGCCAACGCACCAGCAGTAACGACAGGTTGATCTTTGGCAATCATACTCCAAAGTTCGTCTGTTTCTTTCTGTGTGATTAAACCGTTGTATAGCTTTTCAACTAAACGATATATCGTTTCACGTATGAGTCGATCAGCCTTTGTTGTATCAATGTACGCAGAGTAGGCTTTATCTATCTTTTGTTGTAATATCGTATAGAATTCTGCACCTGTCATCTATACAAATATAACGAATTTTGTTATCAATCCCAAAGGTCCTTGTCCTTGCGGAGTTTCATAACCAGCTTTTCATACTGATCAATCAAGTCCATCATTTCATATGCTGTGAACTTTTTTACCTCTCTTGACATAGTAACCATGCGCTCTGCCGTACCTTCTCCATATTTTTTATTTAGATTGATTCCAAATAAGTATTGTGCTCCACTTAGTCCTATGTTACAGCCATAGCATTGTGGTTGACAGTTGTGTGGTTCGAATCTAGTTGAGTAGTATCTTCTTGATTGGAAGTGTCCGTTCTGAATCTTACGCCAGTATTCAGTCTTATCGCAGGTAAAACACTTTACGTTTCCGTGACTATCTGAGTTGAGTAAGCGAACGTAAACAGAGAATACTCTATCTAGTTTTTTAGTTAGTGTTGATATTGATTCAGCTTTCTTTTTCTTCTCCTTTTCCTTGCGTAGCTTTTGCTTTTCTTTTCGTTCTGAGGCCACGCAACTAGCACATAACTTTCTAGTTTTGTTTGAGATGGCTTTAGTTTTACCACACCCCAAACACTGCTGTTTCAAAGGCTTTGGTTCTGGGGCTCCTTTAACAGGAATCTTTTTTTCGCTTCTTCTTATCATAAGTAAAAGACCCCTTTCGGGGTCTCTCTTTGTTTAATTTATTCAGATTCAATCATTTCGGAAATCAGTGCATCTTTCTTTCCTCGTCCTTGTTTTTTAATCTCCTTGTAGGTTTCGTCAATTGTTTTGGGGATTGCTTCAAGTTTATTAAAATCTTTACTTGGCTTGTAGTCGTCTTGCTTTGGAGAAGGTGCAGCGTTCAACTTATCTACTTCAGGTACGATGTAAGAATAGAAGAAGTCTTTATCTGTCAAACACAAGTCAATAACATCTTTCTGAGTTGTTCCAAGAGTACGTCCTGCTACACGATAGTAACCACCATCGAAAGGAACGATACCAGACAAGATTGCCTTGCTTGCGTATACTTTTGCCTTACGATCGCTTTCAACACCTCTGATGTACATATCAAATGATTCGTGTTCAGTAACTGCCTTACCCAACAAGTTAGGACCAACCAATGCAATAACCAAGTCTTTGTGTGTCATTCCTCTAGGATCTAATCCAAGAGCAAACGCCAACTCGTACTTCTCTTCAAAAGAAAGTTTCAAAGTTTCGATTGCAATGTCCAGATTTCTGTCAAGTTCAAAGATATCCTTTTCAACAACTTCGTGATGAATAATAACAGTAAACAATGCGTTTACCATGTTGGGATTAGTAGATCCAACTGTTCTGCACAGAGGATGGTTTTTGTAGAAATCAACAACAGCCAATTCTGATTTAATTGCATCGTCATACTCGTGAGTATGTACCTGACCATCAGAAATAAGCACATTATGGATTTTTTCGTCTTCGTAGTCATTGTCGGTGCAAACTCTTTTACCACCGTCTACGAGATACAAATTCTTTCTAGTTTTTTTGTCGTAGTAGTTTCCGACAAGTGTAGCGTTGCCCTTAGGAACAGACGCTTGAATCAATAGTTTACGAATCATATTGCGAATATAGTTTATTTATTTTTAAAAAGAAAGGGGGAAGAAATAACTCCTCCCCCATATCTTATTGGTTGACTTACAAGTTGTAAGCAGGTGTAGTGAATGGAGCAGCGATAAATGCATCCATAGCAGTGATACCAGTAGAACCAGCAGCAAAGTACAAAGTTACAGGCACGCTGTCAATACCAGGGCTAGTTACCTTAGGCTTAGACAATTGTGACTTGTAAACAGTGTAAAGAACACCAGCAGTTGCACCAGGAACACCGATAGCAGCCAAACTTGCACCAACACCTACAGGAGCTGCGTAAACAGCAGTGGTGTTAACGATACCAAGCAAGCTACCGCTCAAAGACTGACCACTGAAATCAAATTCTGCAGTGTTAACAGTAGTGATAACAAAAGCAGTACGAGAACCAGCAGCACCAGTTTTAGTTACAGTGTAACCGTTTGCTGAACCACTGTTAGTAGCAGCAGGCAAACCAGGTACGATTGCAGCACACAAACCGTCAACGATTTCAGACACAGTACCAGTAGCGTCAGAAGTGTAAACAAACAAAGAGTTTACAACACCTGCACCAAAGGGGCTAGTGATTTCGTTTTTGATTGCAGTCAACTGCAACTTATAGTCGGTAGTGTTTGCTGCAACTGGAGTTACAGTGATTTGACGAGAAGTACCCAAAGTACCTACTTGCTTTGTGAAGCCACTCAAGAAAGTGATTTCCAAAGGAGTGTAGCTATTGTTGAAGCTATCACTCAAGTACAATTTACCTCCGTCAACAGTTGCGGTGCTGCTTCCAGCGAATAATGCGATATTTTCCATTTTTTATTTCTCCTTAAAAGTTAGAGGGTCAATTCAATCAATCCCATGCGGTCAGCAGCGCAGTACAAACCACAATCAGACAACACGTGGAAATCAACTCCATCCACGTCGTTAGTACCCAAAGAAACGATCTGAGAACCAGCTACAGTAGCCTTGATAGAAGAAGGAGTAGAATCCTCCAAACCGATCATACCAGGAACGTAGTTAGCAATCATTTCGTCGTTGTTGAAGTGGTACTTCTGCAATGGGCTCAAAGAACCGCTACCGTCAGCTGCAGGCAATGGAGTCATATCAATGAAGTAGATAGAGTGTGATTGCTTAGGCTTACCAGTTACAGAACTCAAGTCAGCACGGAACATCTCGTCATCAAGCAATGCCCAACGAACGAAATCAATAGAGATACCAGCGTAAGCGTAGGTCATGATGTTCAAACCGTCTACAGATACTCCACCGAAAGTGTTGGTATTACCAGCATACTTGATGTAGTCACCCAAGATAGTTTGCAAACGAGCCATAGCTGCAGTACCCATCATAGCTACCATTTTACGACCGTTGTCAGCAGTTTTGCGTACCAAAGTTTCCAAGAAATCATTGAACACAGACTGAGTCAATTCAGTAGTCAAAGGCAAGTAAGTACCTCCGTTGTTGATGATAGACCAACGCAAACCAGCAGTACCGTAAGTTTCACCTTGAGGACCGTAGAAAATACCACGCTCAGAGAAAGCATACTTGTACTCCAAAGTTTTTGCGAAACGACGCAAAGTAATATCGTCATAAGAACGATACCAGAAATCTCCCTGCCACTTAACGAAAGAAGCAGTACGGTCACGACGAGCCTGTGTAGAACTTTCACGACTTACAGAAGTGTAAGTGAAGTCAGTGCTAGGAACAGCGTTCAAAGTGGGTTTACCGTAGCTCAAGCGGTTAGCTGAAGCATCGAAGAATACCTTAGCAACGTGACCAACTTGGAAGTGCAAAGAAGAACTCAAAGTAGTAGTTACACTCTTAACACGCAATTGGTTAGGGGATGTGGTTTTCTCGATTACGATACCTTGAGCCAAGTTAGCATCAGCGATGATGTCACCAGGACGGAAGTTTTCAGCACTACCAAGAGTTACCAAAATTTCACCAGTACCAGTACCAGCAGCAACTGCGGTAACAGGAGAGAATACAGAAAGATTACCCAGTGCACTGATTTCTACTTTTGGTTGGTTGGTAGAAATAGAAGGACCTAATTTAGAGGTCAACTGAGTCAAAACGTTATACCCATAATCTTGAGCATACACCATTGCCATTTTGTTAGGCAATGAAAGTCCCTTGAGTAACAAACTCTTTGAAATATCAAGGGTAGTAGTTGGACTTGCCATTGTTTAGTTTTTTTATTTTTTGTTTAAGTAAGCGTTGAATGCGTCTTCCACTTCATTCCCACTAAAAGAAGGACTGTTGTTAGAATTCGGCATTCCAGTAGAAGGATTAGTTGTTGCACGCAACATTTCTTCCCTTCCCTCATTTTTTGCTTTTGTGACATTGGCCCTAACGACATCCTTGCCGTAAAGCCTCCACATAGCAACATCAACTAAAAAGTCGACATCCATAGAGCCATCCTTGCGAGTCAATGAAATTTCGTCTGAAATAAACTTGTTGATTCTACTTGACATTTCGTCTGTAATTTTCAACCCGTACTTCTCTTGTCCTTTCAATGATTCGGTCGATTGACCTAATTCTGTCTGAAAACGATTCATTAGTTCTACTTGCTTTTCCGATGCTTTGTTTGAACTCGAAGAAAGTTGTTTCAACTTCTCTTGGTTCATTTCATTGTACTTCGCTCTGTATTCCTGAATCAATTTTTTCTTCTGGAACAAAGGCATGGTTTCAACTTCGCTCATCGCTTGGTCAAACTCATCACCTTCAAAGCCTTCTAATTCTTTTAGGGCTTTTTCGATAATTTGGGTGTCAGTGTATTTACTAACATCCTCTACTTTGTATTGTTCTACAAACTCTTTTAATGTCTTGCCTTGCTTTTTAAATTCTTTAATCAATGCGATATCCTCGTCTTCATCTTCTACTATAGTTTGAGGACTTGGAGGATCGTTTTGATTTTGATCAGCAGGTGCTGGATCAATAGGCTCATCTTCGTACCATGCTTTAGGAGCAGGTTCGTTTTGGTTGTTAGGTTCTGAGGCGGCAGGAGTAGGTTCTGCAGCTGGAGTTGGTTCAGCAGGAGTCGGCTCCGCTGGAGCTGGAGTAGGTTCTGCTGGTGTTGGATTCTCTAAAGCGACCTTCTTTTCGTTCGCTTCAATTTCTTTTACAATTTGATCGTACATATAGTGTTCGAAATTAGTTGTTTATTTTTAAATTACCAAGTTATTGTTCGGGTGCAGGTGCTTCAGCAGCAACTTGTTCTCCCGCTGCAGCCGCTTCAGTAGGTTGAGCAGATGCTCCTGTCTTCTCCATATCTACAGCAGCCTTAACTCCTGTTCTATAGTTCTGTCCTTCTTCCTTCATCTGCAGTTGTTGTTGTTGCATAGCCATCTGTTGTTCCATCATTGCTTGTTGTTGCATCATCTGCATCTGCTGTTGTTCTTCTACTTTTCTCTGCTTTTTGTTCATAGCGTACTCGATTTGGTTCATCAATTCGCTATAAGTTTTTGCAGTTTCAATTTTCAAGAAGTCCATCATATCAATCAGTTGGTTCTGCATTGCAGCCTGTGCAATCATCATCAACCTTTCTTTTGCAGCCTCATCAATGAAGTCACGAACTTTAATATAAATAGCAAAATCTTCAAACTTGAAGTCTTCTGTCAATTTCAAATACTCAAGACCTCGGTCTCCGATAACTGGAATATCCTCGTCTTTATTAGCCAAAAGAGAAATCTTATATTGGTTAAGAGCGTATTGCAAATCTCTCTCGATAAAGTGAATAAAGCCTTGATATAAGTAAGCAGTACCCAAGTTAGATTGAGCAATAGTACCCGCTTGAGTTTTTGCTCCCAAGTAACCTGCTTGCTGACCCATTGCAACTTTAGGAACGTTAACAATCTCTTCCATAATCCTTTCCTCTTCGTTCTTCAGGTTAAGAAGCTGATTGATGTTTGGATCAAGAGTCATATCAACAACTTCAACAATTCTGTTGTTGTCTGCACTGTTGTAATCTTCACCTGTTGCGTTACCGTCAGTAATGTGAATGCCCATTCTTTCAAAGTCATTCAATACTTCTTGTGCAGTTGCTGTTCCCAACTTGTGCTTGTTCAAAACAAATACTTTACCCTTAGAGCGAGTAATCATCTTGGTAATCTCGTTAGTCAAGAAGTCAATCCTGTCTTGGTGTTTGTGCAAGCGAGAAGCAATTGAGCGAGACTCACCCATAACCATATTCGGAATAAAGATTGTAATAGGCAAATCAACCTCATTCATGTCGTCAGATTTTCTAACGATGTTTGGTTGTTCACCGTACTCAACTAGGTATTTGTTTGCGATCAATGTGCCTTTGTAAACTGTTTTAGTCCAATAGGTTGATGGCTGTTTACCACGCATTTTTGCGTAGTGGGTATTTCCAAACTTATCTTTGGTCTTCTCGTAGCGAAGTTCCTTATAGCCTATCCAGTAAGTAGTTACGGCCGCCAATGAAGGTACTCCGTTTGTATTATAATACCATTTCAACTTGTTGGTTGTGATATTATCTTCTCCTAACAACTTATCAATATTTTGAGTATTGATTGTTTTGATTTCATCAATTTCAGCCTGTGAAAGTTGTTGAACCATATAGGGATTAGAAAGAATCTCACCTGGAGTCAACCAATCTACTTTACCAGAAAAACGAGCCTTAGTATTAAGATCATCATCAAATGAATTATCCCAAATCAAGTTGTAGGGAAGGATGATGTCTTTAACTTGTTTTTTATTGATTACTTTATTTTCAATACCAACAACACCTCCCAACAAAGTGTAGAAGAAAGCCTGTTTGTATTTGTCAATGAATCTATTACGATGAAGAATGTCACTAGCCAAACGGTAAGCAATCTCTTCACCTCTTTCTTTGTAGTCGAACTGCATATACTTTTTTGCTTCTTCTGGGGTCTCAAATTCTTTTGAGCCAGTAGGAGTAAAGAAGATGCCACTCTTTTCCAATTCACTAAATATACCACTCAACTCCAACTTCAAAAGAGCAAGTTCAAGTTTGCGTGTTTTTCTGTTAACTACTGCTTTTGCGGTTGCACGAACAGATGGTTCAATGTTTTCGATCATCTTAATTGCGTTACCTAACATGAAGTCAATCATAGAGGTAAGCTTCTGACCGTTTATCCACACTGTAGGTAAATCACAGTTACTTTGATCTTGTGTGGTGTAGTAATAATCCCTGTTTTCCTGCTTGCCTAAGTAATAAGAGAACATTCTCAGCATTTCGTCAACAGGCTTGTCGTAGGTTGTTTCGTTACGATACCCCAAGTTATTCATTTGAGTATTGTACTTAGACGCCACGTATCTGACACAGTCAGCATACCACTTTGCGTCTTTTTTGTTTTCAGGAATAAACTGGTTGGGTTGCTCTCTTAATGAATATATCATATCGCCTACTTTACAAATATAAGCCTAAAGTTGGAAGAAAACAAGTTTTTGATTTTTTTACCATAGATACTCATTATCTTACCTTATCCTAGTAAGCGTATTCTATAGTTTGTGATACATGATTTGTTTGGTTGATTGAGACGTGAGTGAGTTCCTAAAACAAAAGTTAATTTGTCTTAGTTCTCACATCTCAAAAATGATATACTTGTTCGTCTATCATGAGAACGTGCCAACATACAGGTGGTTAACGCTTGGACTCAACTTTCAAGGGCTGTACCCCCCGCCTATTATACACCTCAGTCCTTTGTGCCGGTGCTGCTTCTTTAATAGGTTCCCACAGTAGAAGCGTAAATTACTTGCGCTGCTGTCACGTACATCTGTACCTCCGACCACAAGTAGCGGCAAATATAATACAATTTTCTTATTTCCAAAACTTTTTTACAGAATTTCTAGAATCTGCGAATTCTATGTCTGTAGATATCAATTCTAGTGGGTCAACATCAAAAGAAAGACCGACTGTCTTTGCGTGAAATAGTAGTTTTTCTATTGATATTCTCTTGGCGTTAATCAAGAATCCAATTGCGTTTGTTCTGTATACTCCGATTCCAGTTTGCATAAAAATGAAATCCCCCATCTTGTAATCGGACATTTGATGTTTGATTTTCAGGTATTCAACATTTTTAACGAATATCTCAATCTTGTTCCTCATGTAGGCATCAGAACTCTCAAAGAAGAAATTTTTTCGTGCCTCAACAACTTTTTGAGCCTCAATTGCTCTGGGCATACCCATTTTGTATATTTCCCGCAATCTTTTCTCTAATTTTTCCTTTTGGTCGTTAAACGATACAGACATCTCTCAATAATTGTTCTTTAACTGCTTTTTTGAGCAATGGTATGTATTTTGGATTGTTTACAGTATGTGTTTTGAATATGTTGCGTATTGTTGTCTCAGTTAAGCCAAGTCTTTCTGATAGAAAGTCGTAATCTTTAAACTTGAGGCTCAGATCCAAATGCTGAATCAATTCCATCTGCTTTCTAGTAGCATAATCACAATCTCTTCTGATATAGACATATGTACTTTTCATTGTCACAAATATACAAATAATTGTGATATTTTATAATTTGTTAATAATTGATGAATAATTGATATTACATTTGTAAGCATTATGATTTACAAAACAGAACTGCAAATGAAAGAAATGGTTAACTCCTATGCGAGAAAACTCATTTCTGAATTTCCAAAACAAAGGAATGCGTTCATTGCTTGCGATATGGTCTTGTTTATACTTGCATGCGGGTATAAAGAAAAAGCAATGGCGTTTGCCACCAAGTTGGTAGAAGAAAACAAGAAAGATCCAATCTCAACACGTCTCACAGATGAGAAAAGCAAAAAAATCAATTTAACCTACGCAATATGTCAAAATCAAGAAGAGAATTAAAAAGGTATAACGAAAAGTTTTTATACAAGCAAAATGAAGAAACAAAGAAACAAATGTATCGCTTCATTAGAACTTGCTTTTATGCAAACTCATTGGATGAAACAGAACTTGCTGAATGTGTTAAAACAGGCATCATGCCAAACTATCCAAAGCATATTGAACAAGATAGACTTGAACAACATTACACAACAGAGGATAAAGTCGAGACAGAACTGGTAACATGTGAAGCATCACAAACCGATAGAATGGCCCTCGAAAATATTTTAAGAAAAAGATTTGGAAAGTAACAATTATACATTATATTTGCATACACAATTAAAAACATGGCACTAGGAATTAAAACTAACGCAACGTATTTGAACGTGAGAAATGGTAAACTTTACCGCTACTCGAAAACAAAAGAAGAAGGTACTACAACTATCTTGAACAAAAAAGGCGAAGAGAAGTACTACTACATCTACGACTACATTGAAGGCTACATTACTAAAATGTCTACCCGCACTGAAAACTTGATGGGGGTTGACAAATTGTTCTTGAGTATTCAGTTCGTAGACGGAACAGAAACCTACTACATCAACATGGACGTAGATTCTAAGTACTTTGAAAATTTCTGCTCAATTATCCCCAACGCCAACTTGTCTCGTCCTCTTCGTATGGTTCCTACACAAAGGGAAGTAGAAGGAAAGATGAAGTCTGGTTTGTTGTTGATTCAAGACAGCCAAGTATTGAAGTGGTATTACACAAACGACAATCCTCAAGGACGACCCGATGTTGACGTAACGTACAACAAGAAAGGCGAAATCGTGGATTACGATCGTGAGGCTCGTAACAAGTTTTACTTTGATTTGTTACAAAAGTTAAACGCTCAGTTGTTAAATCCATCAATGTTACCTGAAGTTTCACAAGTTACCTCTACCAAAACAGAAAAGCCTGTTATTTCTTTTGAGGAAGAGGAGGATGATGATTTGCCATTCTAATAACTAACTGTAAATCAATCACTTATGGGGAGTCTTATGATTCCCCTTATTTTTCAAAACTATGAGCAAAATTAAAAACACAAGTCTAGCAGAAAAAATGGCTGTAGCATTTAGCACGCCAACATATCCTCATATGGAACACGCATATAGTAAGGATACACAAATCATTCGTCAATCTTGTTTGAAGGCAGCAGCACAATGTGCAGGCACCGCTTCAGCAAGTGATGTTATCAAAATCGCAGAAGAATTCGAAAAATGGGTTTTAAGATAATCAATATCGACAAAGACCAAGACTACGAAGGTTGGTTAAACTACCGTAGTTCGGGCATTGGTGCCTCAGAGGTAGGAACTATCTTGGGATTGAACCCCTGGAAGTCGTCAATAGAACTATTCTATCAGAAGTTAGGTCTTATTCCTCAGAAGATAGATGAAAACATGGCTATGTTCATGGGAAACAGATTGGAAGGATTCGTAGCCGATATGTGGACATACTACGAAGGAAGCCAAGAGTCAATCATCAAAAACTTCAACGAAGGAAACCGAAAGAGATACATCCAAGAATCAGCGGGTTATATTGTAAATGACAAATACCCTCATATCTTTTTGTCTCCCGATAGGATTATAATCGAAGCAGATAAGCCTGCTGTTGTAGACAATACTGTAATCCACGAAAATATCAAGGGAGTACTTGAAGTAAAAACAATCAGTGGCTTCTCATCTAAGCAATGGGACAATGGAGTACCACCATCTTATATTGCGCAGTTAACAACTTACCTAATTGGATTAGAAGTAGAGTACGGTGAACTAGTGTTCTTGGAAGATGGGCGTAACATAAATGTGTTCCCAATTGAGAAACTAGACTTTATGGTCGAAAAGATCACATCTGCTGTTTCCGAATTTTGGGATAGGGTAACTGCTGCACGCAACGATATGGAACATGCTGATCTTTATGCTCCAGAACCTGATGGCACAGAAGCATATTCTAAATTCTTGAGTCAGAAGTATGCGCAAAGTGAAGCCAAGACATTGAAGGGTACTACAGAACTTTACAACTTGGGCCTCAGAATGAAAGCACTCAACGAACAGATAAAAGACATAGAGGGAGAAGTAAGATTAGCCAGTGCATTTATTAAGGCCGAAATGAAAGAACACGAAACTCTCGACTTCGGAGAAAGAGGTAAGATAACTTGGAAGACAGATTCTCGTGGTGTTAGATCAATGAAAAACGGATTGAAATGAACGAATTAGAAATAAAAAGAAAAGAGTTCGAGGTACTGGGTAAGAAACTCAGACTCAAGTACACCACTATGTCCAGGAACGTAGGTTTGGAAACATTCACCGACAATGACTACTTTGAAACGGAGTATAAGTTTAACACTCAACGTGAGGCAGAAAGTTTCTTCGACAGTTTCTCTCAAGAGAGTGCTAAAGCCATGAAGTTAATGATTGATTTTGCAATGTCATGAAAAAGATATCAGATTATAAATTAGACAGGATTCGGGAGTACATGCTTTCGGAAGGATACTTTTGGAATTACGAGTTCCATTTGGTTGGCATAAGAACTGATTCGGGGGTCTCACATCTACAAGGACTAGAAGACAAACTAATAATGGTAATAGAAGGAGAGACAGGATACGAATTCAAAATGAATACCCGCCCCAATCACCTAATGCTCCAAACAGGCCAATACGTCTACACAAAAGCAAAACACTTTGTACACTACGGACAACAACGCTCACACGTCATCCTACGAGACACCATCAACGAACTAAACGTCTTTGACGAGTATGAAGCCAAACTTTGTGGAGTACAGTTAATCTTCCACCCTCTTCACTTCATTTGGCCCTTCAGCACGAAGAGTGTTCTATCGGGACAATCAGAAGCCTCACAAGTAATATCTCCGCTTGCCTATTCAATGTTTAAGAAGGAAGCCACAGAGATATTCACCTATACACTAATAGACGAAGACCAGATTTAATATTTCTATTTTGATAAATGTCCCCACCTGCATACCGTAAGATCTGCTCGTGGGGCTTTTTTCGTTTACCAGATAAACGTAATCCTAATAAGCCCTAAGTTAAAATCTAACTCCTGGTACTCATTCTCATGATTAGCAGAAAAATACTCAACACCAACGATAAAGGCGGAGGGGAATAATAATGATATCTCGATACCCATATGACAAAGATAACACATGTCTTGGAAACTGCAACTAGCACTTGTAAAGTGCATGAATTTTTCCGATTTTTGCATGCGTGAATATAATAAACTTTTCTGGCGGCAGAACATCAGCCTATATGACAAAGAGATTGATAGACGAAGGTCTTACAAACTACGTGGTGGTGTTTCAAAATACTGGAAAGGAGGGGCCTCAGACCTTAGACTTTATACACAAATGCGATAAAGAATGGAACCTAAACATAGTATGGATAGAATACGACATAAAAGAGGGAGAGAAGACAAAAGGAACATTCAAAGAAGTCACTTACGAAACAGCCTCACGAAACGGAGAACCATTTGAAAAAGCCATCCAATATAACAAAGGCTACCTCCCCTCCAACTTTCAAAGATACTGCACCAAATTCCTCAAACTCAAAACTCTCAAATACTACCTCAAATCAATAGGCGTAAAATACTACACCAACTACCTCGGAATAAGATATGACGAACCCGATAGAGTAGCCAAACTAAAAGCAAGTGACCGCTTTGTCAAGGAAGAACTAGAACTCCCCCTATACAAGTGGAAAATAACTAAGGCTGACGTACTAGACTGGTGGAAACAACAACCATTCGACCTTGAAATAGATCCTCTGTATGGAAACTGTGACGGATGCTTCCTAAAAGGTAAGGGAAAACTCGCAATGATTGCGAAGGATAAGCCTGAACTACTAGATTGGTGGATTGAGATGGAGGACAAATACGAGAAGCAGTTCAGAAAGGACATTACATATAGGCAAATAAGAGACAAGGCTATCTCGCAGCTGGATTTATGGAAGGGAGATGAGGGTATGAACTGTTTCTGTAACATAGATTAAAATATACCCCTGGTTTATACCCCCTGGTATAATACCCCCAAGTATAAAATACCCCCCCCACCTTAAAAATATAAAGTTTTTCCAAATACAAAGTTTCCCCCAAATACAAAGTTTGTGCGGGTGAGAGAGGTAAACGTTACATTTTCGAAAACTTTGCTTCGCAAAAAAACATCCCCGCCTACTAAAATGAACACGCGAATTCCTTATAATTGGACAGTCGATTCCATTTTTTTGGACAATATGCGTACACAAAACTGGTCACTTTGTCCGTCTACTGCATACTACAAGGGTAACAAACAAATGTATGTTTTTTTGGGCATCACTGTATAATAAAAAGGACATATGTTCCATAAGAAATAAAAGGGACAAAAACAAATTTCGTTTGTCATATTTTCGTCATATTTTTTTTGTAGCCCGTTCATTTTTTTATGACAAAAAAATTACATTGCATATTTGCAAATCAAACACCTTTCCCCTACATTACACGCGCGCCCGTTTCCTATTATATAAAAGGGAAATTTTGGGGGTTGTTTAGAATGATTCTAAATTATTTTTGTAAGTAATTGAAATTCAATGAGTTAGAAATTATTTTCAAAAATATATCACTTTTTTGTGGGTATATGGTTGATATATCGAATTTATACCTATCTTTGTGTCTGAATTCTATATCAAGTTAGTTCAAAGGGAAGAAAAACCCCATTGTCCGAGGTATGCGAATATCGTTCTTTGGCGTATTGGTGTATATTTTAGTAGACAAAAACCGTCTAATTTATTGGACAAACCAAACCAACCTATTAAAATATGAAAAAAGACAAAATCGGGAATGTTTCCATTGCGGAAACACCCACAAACGACTACCTTTTGCGTTTTGAAATTTCCCAAAATTGTAAGTACAAAAAAACAATAACGGAAAAGGACGGGACAAAAGTTACCCAAACACTTAACCATATCGTAAGCCCTTACGCAATGCAAATTGAATATAAAAAAGGGGTTTCAATCGGTAAACTTTTAGGGGTTGAAATTTACAATTTTTTTAAGTTACTGCAATTACAAAAGGATTTCGGACAAGTTCAATTCAAACTATCCCAACCGATTGACTTAAAAATCACTTACTTTGCGAATGGTGAAAGTTACAATATCAAAACGACAAACCACATTAAATTGAAATTCTCGGGCGATTATGCACCTCACAAATTCGCACAATTTGTTTTTAGTTCCTTAGTAAGTTTAACCGATAGTAAACCTAAAGGAATTAATGCAAGCGAAATCTTTGAAAACAAAAAAGTTGTAGTAATGAGTGAAACAAGTATTAATAGCCCCGAAAATAAAGCAAAGGTCTACCAACTTTGTGACTCAGAATTAAACCAACTAAAAGAATTAATCACCTTAAATTAAAAACAATATACACCAATACACCAAAAAAATCGGGGATATTTATCCCCTTTTTGCGTTTCGTTCTGCAAAATGGACGGGACAAAAATTCCTCATATTTTTCCGTTAGTGTAAGTGATTACCTAGCGGAAGCGATGCAAGTATTTATTGAAAGCAAAAATCAATATGCGTAACCTTGCGGAAGTTTTATGATGCCTTATCGAAAGATAAGCGGTAGCGTTGGAACCTACTGACTAGTTCACCTTGCGGTACTACTGTACCCCCACCGAATCCTAACGGTTAAAAGTAGCGGTAACGCTATGGGCACTGATTACACAGAATCAGGGTGATATACTGAAATCATTAATCATATGTAATTGTTAGCCCGATTCAGCCTATCATCGGATAGGTATGGCATCCTCCCTTAATGGGATACTCACGGACATATATGGTAAATACGTGGCGGTACACTCAGCGACTTACAGCTGATTGAATAGTGTACTGAATGAATCAATAGTTGCAATTATGTAACCGAACCAACACAAACGAACAAACACGGCTCATGCGGTCGTGTCTTCTATTTTATACTTAGTGCCTGTTGTCTATGGCTTAATGTGTGTTGGATACTCACACGCTATGTATCTGCTATCGGGTGCGGACAATTTAGATCTGAGGCCTCAAACTTCAAATTTATCTGTGTCTTTCTTCAATGGAACGCACCCACCAAACCTTTAATTAAAAACAAATGGTACAAGTTAAATTCCTCACAACCGCAGAGATTGACGAACTGCGTAATCGTTACAAACGGAAAGTTGTTAACGGTAAAACAAGAACGTCTGCAATTCAACCAAAAGAACGCAAAGCGTTTAAGTATGGTATCACATCAGAAAATAATTACTATCGAGCATGAAACTAATAACTGAATCGTGTATCGCAATCGCATTGGTATCATTCATTGCGTATGGTATTTGTTGGATGCTTGAACTTAACAAACTAAAAAAATGAGATACCTATTGTTATTCCTAACTATTCTACATTTCATTGGCTTTGTGGTCGCAACCTTTGAAACACAAATACACTTGGCTATATTCTGCCTTGTGTTGTCAGTCATTTACCTAATCGGATTCGTATACTTTGAAACAAATAAAACCTTACATACATGACACAAAAAGAACAACAACAACTAACCATCGGTGATACTGTATGGTGTTTGCATCCTAACTTTACTTACCCATTTGAAACCCGTGTCACTGAGATGCGGGTTTTTAATGTTAATCAAGACGAGCCAGACCAACCTATTGATACGGCAATCGAATACACACTTGTCGGACATGGTATTGAACTGCCATACAATCAAGACGGAAAGTGGTTTGTGTATGATGGTGATATGATAACTGAGTTTGATGGTGTGCAAGAATGTTATTACACAACCAAAGACAACGCAATGATGGGCTTGATAAGGACATTGCGGACCTTAGCGGATGCTTATTTATTACAATTAGAAAACAAATACATATAGAACAAAACTAAACAATTAAAATTATGGAACATTTAGGAAATCAAGAAGTAGAAATGGTAACTACTCACTTTCAAGTAGAAGTACCACAATCTGAGGCCACCTACTACGATCGTCTCCACTGTTGGCTTACCGACACTGAACTTGACGAACTACGTGATGACGGTAGTGTTGTATTTTGTGAGTACTATCAAGAAGAAATTTGGGAATCTCAAGCAGTGCATGGTGTTATTGACAGACGTGGTAACACAGGTTATTTCCATCGTTACTCTGACTTTGTTCATGTTAGAGATTGGGATTACAGTTATGTCATTAACTCAGATGTTGCAGAAGAACTGAACCTATACTATTGGGAAGACGATGGTGATTATCACACAGAACCAGAACCTGATGCTGATGATTTGTTTGATTATCATAGCGGCAATCGTCACTTTACTTCTGAGGCTACCGTTGCAGAGTGGCGTATCGCTTATGAGGTAGAGAAAGAAGACGATCATTACCGTAGTTGTGAGTCTGCGCATGACTGTTTCAATCGTACCAAGTGGGCAAAAGAACGCGATGGTTCTCTTTGTGATTCTACTGGCTTTGAGTTTATCTCTCCTGTGTTTGACATGTTCAATGTAACTGCCGACACATTCCGTAATGTTGAGGGTTATATCAATGCAGATTACAGTAAAGATTGTGGTGGTCACATCAACATATCACACATTACTATGACACCTCGCGAAGTGTATGACTCTATCAAGTCTTATATGCCTATGCTTTATGCTTTGTATAATGGTCGTGTCAAGAATACCTATTGTCCTGCTATCTCTAAACATAATAGTGCCAATGATAAGTATGGTGCTGTGTATATCAAAGACTCTCGCTTAGAGTTTCGTATCTTCAGTGCTGTTAAGAATGTTACTAATATCTTATGGCGTACTGAGTTAATCAAGTATATGGTATCTAATCGTAATGTAAGTGAGGCCCAAGTCTTAAAAAATATGCTTGATGGTCGCAGTAAGTTACATTCATTGTTGCGTCAAGTGTATAGCGTAGACCAAATCATTAAGAAAGGTGAGATGTTCTACACCTATTGTCGTCAGTATTCATTCGAAGTCATTGACACACACAACTATCTTGTCAAGCGTAAGATTATCAAGTTACCCAAGAAGGATAAGAAACCTGTTGATATTACCAACACAGTGTGGGACAATCCAATTATCGTAATTGATTGGGATGACTTGACACCCGAACAACAAGATGATTTCATGAACAACACAACCAGTCCTATGACTACATTGCCAATCGAAACTAACTAATCAATTAATCAATCAATCAATCAACCAATTAAAAAACAAAAACAATTATGTGTATCGCAATTTACAACAACAAAGATTTACTCACCAAGAAAACATTACAGAACTGCTGGAACTCTAACGACGATGGCGCAGGTATGTTGTGGGTAGAAGACGGACAATTACAAGTATACAAGCAACTCAAATCATTCAAAGCATTCTTCAAACAGTATCAAGAAATACGCAAGGTTACCGACAAAGTAGTACTGCACTTTCGTATTCGTACTCATGGTGTAGTTGACGAGCGTAACATTCACCCATTCATTGTTGATGAGACCGTAGGTTTTGTACACAATGGTATCATTGACGATTTCTCCTATGGTGTATCAGAGTTCTCTGACACGTGGCACTTCAATGAGTTCCTCAAAGATATGCCCAAGCAATTCATCAAGTCGTCTAGTGTTATGTCTCTTATCTCTGACTTCATCGGTTCATACAACAAACTTATCTTTATGGGTAATGACAACGAGGTTGTTATTGTCAATGAGAAAGCAGGTTATTGGGATGGCGAGTCTTGGTTCAGTAACAAGTCATACCTCGATCCATCACTACGCTACTACGGACACCAACTACAAACAACCAAAACAACTACCACTAACTACGCATCCAAAGATTTCAATGACTACTATGATAAGTTAGACGAGCAGTATTACAATGCATCGTATGGTGTCACTGATGGTACTTGTATTGACTGTGGTATAGAGTTGATGAAGGGTTATGGTGATGACTTAGATAAAGGTCAGTGTTGTATGTGTAAGGAACACGACAAGGCAGTTAAGCAGTACTCTAAAACTTTGTTTGATTTCTAAATAGATCTTTTGTTTTAATTAGTTTGGTTTAATGGGGCTAGGTATTGAGGAATTCTGATGCCCCATTTTTAAAATATAACTATGGAAAAAATAAATTTCAAAGTACTTATGGTACGCAAAGGAGTTAACAAGTTGATGTGTCGTGTTGTATATCAAGAACAAGATTGTCGTATGTCAGAACAATATGGACGAGTTATAATACGCAACATAGATTGTGTAGAACTGAGGGCTGAAAGCAATGTAATTTTTCTCAGAGGTTGTGGCAACCCGCACGAAGTATTTTATGACTTTGTAACCGAGTCTGACTGCGAAGAATTTCTAAATAATGTAAAAGAAGCTAATAAAATATATCATGAACTACCCGTTTAGACTACTTATGGTTAAGATGCCCAATGGTGTGTACGCATATAGAGTTGTATATCAACAACCCAACACCATAATTGAAATGTATCCAATGAAAGAACTTAAAATAGAATATGTCGCTTGTCCAGCCTTTCACGAAGATGGCGACCGTAGCATTTTATTTCTGCGAGGCTACATGACACAGGAAGATAATAGTGTTAACTATACAGCATCAAAACTATTTGCAATACATCAAGAAACAATAAACTCATTTATAAAATCACACTATGAATTACCCGTTTAGAATATTAATCACCAATGTTCCAGGTAGAGGACAGGTAGCACGCGTTGTATACCAACGAGGTTTACGCTCAGTGCAATTCGGTGGTTTTGAAATTACTTCTTGTAACATACCAGAATTTGCAGATACAACACTATATCTGAGAGGATGTCTTGGAATTAAAGACCACTTATTATTTCCCGTTAAGCCATTGAGTTTGACAATAGACGAACTAAACGAAAAACTTAAAACTCTTTATGCCCCAAGACATGAAAACCAAACAATCTAATAACACAAAACAATCACCGTTTGCTGACAATTTAGGTACATGGTTGTTTGACCAACGTATTTATGACGATGCACTTATCAGCGGAATCATTGATGACAAACTAGGCACAATCCTAAATGAGTGGAAAGAGAATCCACACCTTGACATTGACACCATCGCAAAGAGACCTGTTAGGTTTTTATTGTGTGCTGCTGGGTTTAGGGATTGGAGAGATACAATGTTGTGGAGAAGAATATATGAGGAGGGTGTTCACTTCTCTACTCCCGACCTCGTTACTTTATCTGAGATGACTACGGATGCATTGTACGATGTATACTTCTACTACGCTACAATAAACGAACACTTCGCCCAAACATTGTGGGGCTATAACTTTGAAAAAGAATTAGAACTTAGAGAAAAAGAATAATCTATGTATTACAGGACAAACAACATAGTAAAAGAAACAAGACATCTTCGTGGCAGAGACTTGAAGGTTTCTTTATCCAATCGCCTTTATGGTGAGACCGCACAACTAAACTATCTATTGGTAAATAAACCAAATGACGATGAAACCAAACAACAACAAGAATTAGTTTGGTGGCTAATCAATTGGAGGAAATCACTAGGATGATGATAGTGGCACACAAGGACAAACAGTATGACAGATTTAGATTATGTACGCATGAACTCAGACGGAAAGTTTGATGGGTTCACCTATTCATTTACATCAGTTATTGAAGAGTATAATGAATTGCTTGAAAAACAATGGAATGAGAAATTCATTTCGGTATCAGAACTAACCGAAGAACAACTAAACGAATTTAACAAAACCAAAATATCATGACACCAAAAGAAGAAGCAGACCAAATCTACCACGATATGTTGTGGATTTTTGAACAAGAGCCAATAGACGAAAGTACTGCACGTGCTTGTTCTATTGTTGCAGTTGACAAGATCATTCAAGCCCTTAAATTGAACGAGTGGCAGAACAAAAAAGAAATTGCTCATTACGATGAGGTAAGAAGACAAATAGTATTTTATATATGATACAAAGAAAAGAATTAATTGAAATGGGATTCATTCTCAGCAAGGGTGATGATTTCGTATTCTACGAAAAACAATTAACCGATAGTAATTGGTTGATTGCAGACAAATCAAAAGATGGATGGTATGTAACCGTTGACGATATCAAAGGTTATATTGAGAATGCCTCCGATGTAAAAACACTAATAGAAATATTTAACAGAGCAAATAATGGAAAACGTTGAAAGAATAATCGACAAGAAGTCGGCAGAGAAACTAGAACACATTCATCAGCAACTTGAAATATACTTCGGTATGACCAAGGATGAATACCTAAAAACAAGAGCAAAGAACTTAGTTCGCATCAGGTACATTGGTTGTTATGTTGCAATAGCGATTGAGAATGTAGACCTTGATTTGGTAGCCATATCTTTTGGAAAAGACAGAACTACTATGTATCACATGCACAGTCAAGTACAAGCCTGGCTAGAATACAAAACCAGTTATCCAACGGCATATGAAACATTGACTTCGTTCATTGATTACTATAAGTCATACGGATCAGGTGAGGTTCGTGTATATATGGTTGATGATGAAGATGATGATGAGATGACTGATGATGAGTTTGTATTGCATGCTGAGGCCGCAGGTAAAGTATATACCCTTAATGGCTTTGAACAAGCGTACAACAACAGAGAGTTTTTGTATACCGATTACACAATTAGAATATTGAAAGTATGAAACGATTAGACATAAACCAACGGAAGCAATTCATTTCACTGTTAATACACCATATGATGTATTCTGATGATAAGTATGCACATGTATTAACTATGCTTGAACGATGGGAATCTGAGACCCCAACACAAGGGTTTGATTTTGGTATCACAGAAATAACAAATAAAGAAAATCCAAAAGGTAGAAGAATTAGAAAAATGTAATATATTTGTGAATGTCTTTAATAACAATCACATTTGTTGAGAACACAATTAGATGGACATCAACAGCAGTAACGGAAGAAATATTCAAGTATTATTACATCAGAGCAGAAAAGTATTACGATGAAAACTATTAATAAAGCATTAAAGCATATTGAATATATCGCTTCTGAGCATCCCTTTCTTTGCTCATTCGTAATTACTTTACTGGGCTGGATATTACTAATATGGATTTCAATTGAACGACTAATATAAAAACTATGGTATTAAAAATAAATGAAGAATTGCAGCTAGTCAAGTACAGAGACATGACTAAGGCGTTTTGGGTATCGGTATTCATCAATTTCTTATTGGGAGCAGGCTTGATATATTTCTCTCAGTTGCCAGAAAAGATATTGTATATCACAAAAACAAAAACAATAACTGAGGCCTCACCTCAAGATGTTGTTCTAACAGACTCAGGCATAACCGCTGAATTAACAAACAACGGTGCTGTACTTGCTGCAATGGCTTGTGCCCAATCCAAGATAGAAAGTAATCACGGAAAATCAAATGTTGGTAAGCAAGCAAAAAATTTATTTGGTATAACCTATCACAATTGTAACTTTGTAGCAGGTAAGCATGGTGTATACGCCAAATACAAAACGTATCGTGATTGTATCAAGTGTTACATACACATACAAAACAGATACCTAAAAAAGATTGACGGTTCATACGCCTCAGATCCATCCTATGTACAAACTCTAAAAACAATAAAATGAATGTAGTAATCAAAAGTACTTACGACTGGTTGTTTCATTACAACTCGTACACTCAGTTATGGAACATGTTCCATCGAGAAGACACCGTTGCTTATTGGAACGGAGAAGAAATGAAACACCCTCACATCAAAAGCGGTAAATTAGAAACCCTTGAACATATCTTAAATGTAACCAACGGAGTAGAAGAAAACGTAATTGATTATCTAACAAAAAAGAACAAATAATGAGAACATTAACAGAAAAAGAAAAACTCAGTCACAACACACAGAACTCATTTGCTGAATTGGTAAAAGCAGTTGTCGCATTGAAAGAAGAAAATCTATTGAACATTGTGTCCAAGTACGACCAAGAACACCTTACACGCAAAGAATTAATTAATCTATTAGTAGCAGAAATCACAAAAAGTTAACAAAATAAAAATTAAAACAATTTTAATTATTAAAAAAAGATGGAAGAAAATATCACAATTCAAAGACGTAATCGTTACAATGATGTAATCACCTTTGAAAAACAAGGTAACATGGTTTACATGCGAGGTCATTTCGATAAGGGTATTGGTGTAACGATAGCCAATGATTATGATACAGCATACATTGTGTATATGACTGACGAAAAAAATCCAGAGAAAGATTTAACCTATGATATGTTTGTTAGAAAGATGGAAGTAGAACATGATTTCTTTTGGAAATACGCTAAGCATGTCAAGTCAAAAGAAGGTGTGATTGCAGCGATAGATCCCAGTGGTGGGCCGTATGTTGCCGTTGGTTCTAACCTAGCGTATTACTTCCAATGCGAAGATAGATTAGTTGTAGAAAAAATAGAATTACACGATGAAGAAATTGCTTTTGTACTCGAAGAAGATAAAAAACTTTTGGATTAACTTCAAGCCTGCCATTGTTGATTTTACAATCATTGGAGCACTAGGCTTTGTAATATATTGGACCAGATGGAGAAAATAAAAAAACAGAAATCAAAGCATCAAACGACTATTAGTATTTCTAATAGTTTATATAATCAATTAGATGAAATTGCACACAAATTTGATTTCAGAGATATTGATGTTTTGATTTCTGATTTGGTTTATTATTACTGTATTAAACACAGGGTTAGATTGTCAAGAAAGGCATTCGCAAAGAGAAAGCCAAACAAACTGGTCAACATTACAATGACAAGAAGAAACTCATCAACACTGAGTGCATACGCTAATACGATTGGCATTGACTACAACACGATGATAAATCAGATTATTAAAACATCCATACAAAAACTAAAAGAGAAACAACTTAAAAATGAAGAAAGTAGCAGCAATATACACGAGGGTATCACACGTTGACCAAGTCGAAGATGGTTCTTCATTAGACAATCAGTTAGAAAAACTTCAAGCGTTCTGCAAGATGAACGACTACGAGATTCGTTATCAGTTCTCTGACCCAGGTGTATCAGGTAAACGATTTGAGAATCGCCCTGAGTTCATGAAGATGATCAAGTTGGCTGAACAAAAGAAGATTGATGTAGTCGCTGTGTATAGTCTATCGCGATTTGGTAGGAATCTAAAAGATACGCTCAAGTGGATTGACTTCCTTGAGAAGAAAGATGTTGCGTTCTATACGCAGGACTTTCAAGTAGACACTCGTACCTCTCACGGTAAACTAATGCTTCAAATGATTGCTGCGTTTGCTGAGTTTGAATCTAACCAAAGAGGAGAACTCATCACTAGTGTTATGTCTCACCTCAAAAAAGAACGCAAGGTTTATTGTGGCGTTACCCCATTGGGCTTTCACAAAGTTGACGGACATCTCGTACCTGATGATAGTGAACTGCAAATTGTAAGAACAGTTTACGATTTGAAGAAGGGAGGCCTCACTTACAAAGACATAGCCAGAGAATTAAACAAACAAGGAATCAAAGGCAAACGAGGAGGTAGAATAGAATCAACAACAGTAACAAAAATACTAAGAAACAACATATATGAAGGAATCATTTGATTGGGAACAGATACTAATCTACACGCCCAGTGGGTTTATTTTTGCAATCACAGACGACAACTACATTCGCTATCGTACTGATATGCTGTCAGATATAGTTGGTGACGCTATGATTTACAAGGATTGTTCAAGTTATGAAAAGGCAAGCGAAGTAATTAGAAAATCTTCTTGGACGGAATTAGCAAAATACCTTACCTTTGTAGACTTCCTTGAAACTAGTTCATCTGATATTCTTTACAACAGCATGATAAAAAGAGTACCCGAACTAGCAAAGGAACAACACCGAACAGAACAAATTGATAAGCGTAAAAAATTCAAAGACCTCCTAACATGAACACAAGAATAGTTAAAGCCACAGTTAATGGAGTAGATGTGTGGCGTGTTTATTACAAACAAGAGTTAGTTAGTACTTTTCCTAGCGAGAGTACGGCTATTTCATTCGCAGAATATTTAGAAAAGAAAAATGAAGAATAAAGTTGAACTACTGGGCTACTACGGTAGCGACCAAGTAATTGCACAATCCGCTTGGACATCCACATCGAGAGACTTAAGCGAGGACAAATTAGCACGTATCCCTAAGTTGATTGAGATGTTATGGTCTGAGGGCCACGAGACACCATTTGAGAAGGGTTCAGTACACTTCTTGGTTACATGTGACATTGCATCACACATTCATCTGCTCAAGCATCGTATCGCATCCATCAATGCCGAGTCGGCCAGGTACAAGGAGTTGAAGGAGGACAAGTTTTATTTGCCGGAGGATTGGAG